GGATTTCGTTCAATCTGATTTGTGGGTGTGCAGCTAATTCAACTGTAGGAACGAGAAGCTCTTCAGCCTCAACCTCAGCTGTTGGAACAGCACCACGCTTAGGAATGACGTATGACTTTACAGCAACGTCTCTTTCGTAGCGAGCAAGAGCACCTTGTGGGAGCTCATCAACCATCAAAAGCTTGCGCCCGATGGCTTGGTACATGAGGGAAGTCTTGATTGGCTCAACCATTGCTTGTGCAAGAGCTGTGCGTCCCTCTGGAGTCTCGAGAGCCATTGCAATAATGGATTCTCTTTGCTCATTTGTGTTTCTCTTAATCATTGACATTTGAATAATTCTCCTTTAAAAATTCTTTACCGATTAGATGCCGTTAAGTTGGGTGAAGTAAAGAAGGCCAGCAGCAGAGTCATAAGAATCAACTCTACCAACAATAACGCCGTCTGTACCAGCTGTACTCAACTTTACAAGCTTACCAGCATTGGCAGAAGCACCTGCAACAGTAAGAAGATCACCAGCAGTAGGGGTCCATGCAGCACCGTCAGTTGTGACGTTAGTTGATGCAGTAGCTGCAAATCTATCAGTAATAAATTGTGCACCTGGGGTGTTGAAAACTCCAACACCTCTTCTTGGGCCTTCATATCCTGAAGAACCAGCTGTAGGGTTAGTAACACCATTGACGTTTTCAGCTAAGAAGTCGCCAATAGCTCTCTTTGAAACAACGTAGAAACCGTTGTTATTTGCTTGAAGAACACCACTTGAATCGGTGTATGAAGCACCAACTGGATCAGCAAGGATCATAGTGTTGCCAGTTCTTGCAGTATCATCTGCAGAGAATCCAACGAATCTACCAAGTTGTTGTGAAAGTGTGGTAAAACCAGTAGCCGCTCTAAAAGCAGCAGAAACTGTTCCATCAGCGGTGCTGATCATAAGAGCATCACCAGCAAGGAATGAAGCAGAAGCAGCTGTGTTGTAGTTAGCAACTACGAGTGTGTTTAATGCACGAATAGCCATTTTATATTTCTCCTAATTATTTGTTGAGGAAATTATCCCTCGATTTTTGGCATTGTAAAAGCGCCTTTGAGAGCACTTTGGATGTCAAGAGCTGCACTATTGGTGTTTACACCACTAAATGCAGGAGATGTAGATACGCCTAATGTAGAAGCGGTTCTAGTACTCATTCTTTCGGCAGCAGCAGCTGCAACTCTTTCAGTTGAAGATTGTGCTGACTTAAGTAAGAGTTTGGTTTGTCTGATCATTGAATCAGCTTTAAGACCATCATTAATCATTTGTTCTGCATATGAATCAACTTCTTCGGAAGTAATAATTCCTGCTAATGCTAATTTTGTAGCACAGCTATAAGAAGTTTTGACTCTTGCAAGATCAACTGCAGCAGACTTGTCCATCTCAACTTGAGTGTAAGCGTCTTGCAATTGTTGTTGAGTATTATTGATTTTCTTTTGAGTATTGACATGATTTTCAGTGTCAACATTTTGTGCTTCAACTTCTTTGTCCTTGGAGCCAGCGTTTGATGAGCAATCTTTATTTGCACAACGAGTTGCTTCATCATTCATTTCTGCTTCAGACAGTCTCATCGATGCACCACAAGAAGTGCATTCACAATCATGCTTTGCTTCTTCATCTCTGGATGCACCAACAGTTCTAGTGGTCTTATGTGGCATTGAAGGCATTTGAGTTGGGATGTGAGGATGATCAACATCCAAACCTTCAGATGGTGTTTCCAAATGATCCCAATCAACTGTATACTCTAATGAACCATCTCCAGAACCTTCAAGTTTTGAAGGCTTTGTAACTGTTGGAAATTGTAAAGAAGTTGGGTTGTTGGTAGGAACATGTTGATCTGCCCAAGTTGGGTTCTCTTCTTTTTGTGAATTCTCACCAGGCATTGTCATGCTTGGATATTCAATTTCACCCTTCATATCAACCATATCTTCGTTATACTTAAATGAGGCTGACGCTGGATAAGTCTCTTCTTCAGAAGCAATCTTCATGAGAATTTCTTCTCTTTCAGCTCTTCTCAATAGAGCTTCTCTCTGTGCCTTGCGCTCAGCCAATGCTTGTTTAGTCATTGATCTAACCTCGTTGCTTTTTTTCATAAATTGGTTTTCATTGTCTTCTTCATCATCTGATTCATCTTCAGAATCCATATCATCATCATCGTTAAAATGAGTGACATCTTCATCATCATCTTCATCAGAATCAACATCTCCGCCAAGAAGATTATCTAGCGCCTCTTGCACAGCTTTTTGTGCTTGGTCAACCATATCAGCGGGAACTTCAATCTCAAAAGTGGCGACATCATCACTATCTTCTACTTCGTCTTCGTCGTCCATATCTTCATCAGACATGTCATCATCATCTACATCTTCTGAATCTTCATCACTCTCAAAGTGATGAAATTCCATATCATCTTCATCATCTTCAGATTCATCGTTTGCGAAGTCAACAGTCTCTTTGCCCTCATCAAGGTCCAAACTTGAAACAACAATACCAGCTTGCTTTGCAATATTTGGAAGATATTTTGCTCTGATAGCATGGGCTACAACAATTGCCTCATCTTTTTCAAGTGAAGCTGTTTTTTCCATATCAGAAGCGCAATTTTTTAAATCTTCCTTATCAGTTGCATTGATTTCAGCTAATCTCATTGCTGCAAATCTCTCCTGATTGGCTCTATTCGAATTTTTATTCATTTTTATGCTGCTTCCCTTAATAAAATAAAATCTTTTATCAAAGAATCTATAAATTAGTTATTTATAAACTTTTTTTAAACTTCTAGATAACTTGTTTTTACACCTTTTTTAAAGAAAATAGTGAGAGAGCAAATCTCTCACTATTTTCTTTATGATTAATCAATCCATGTGATAGAAACATCAAGCTTTGATGGATCTTTTCTGGATGCATGTACACTAGTTCTAGAGTAATTTCCACACTTATAACAGAATGTATTATTCTTTACCTTATGAGCTTCTCTATTTCCACATGATGGGCAAACCATACCAATAGGAAGCATAGAAACTGCAGTCTTATCAAAGTTTGGTAGTGCAGTTTTGAGGTATATATCAGAATCAACTGTGGCAGATAATCTGACCATAGTTTTGATTTCAGATGCTACAGGACCCATGCCTGGAGCTGCTGGAGAAGGTGTAGGAGTTTCAGTTGGAGCAGTAGCAGCTCCAAGACCCATATCTGGGCCTAATCCCATAGGTTCTTCTTCCATTGATGACTTACCCTTATCTCCCATTGAAATTAATTCAATTTGTTGAAGAATTTTGTAAGTTGTTCCACAGCTTTGACAGTCTGCATTTGATTCAGAAATGTTTACATCGTCTGCTCCACAAACAGGACAAACGCTTCCCCATGGTTTCTTTTCACCTGGCTCAGCAATAGCATCCATATCTTCAGATGCGTTCATATCTGTTCCACCAGTCAATGAAGAAATTCCTAAATCACCACCACCAGGAGCGCCAGCACCCATACCTGGATCAACAGGACCTGCAGCAGGACCGGCTGGAGCAGGAGCACCCATACCTGGGGCAACTTGTGCATATTTTGATAGAATAGAGTCTCTACGATTCTTTCTAGCAAGTCTAGCACCTTCGGTCATAATTACAGGCATTTCTTCTGTAATTTCGGCATTCATTTCGCCATCTGCTTCATCTGTCTTGAAAGTCTTTGAAGATGATGTTGATACTGTTGCAGTTACATCACCATTTTCTGATACAATTAAGTCAGTGAAAGAGAAAGTACCTGGATCTACTTGGAAGCCATGTCCTTGAAGAACTTCAATTGCTTTTTGCTTGAATGAATCATCAAAGTTGCTGTCACTAGGTTGCATACCATCTAAGTCTTCAGATCTACAGATAAATCTGATGCAATCTGACTTGCTTTGGGTAACAGTCATACCAGCTGTTCTTTCAGAAGCAATTACAGCTTTTGCAACTAATTTTTCTGCAACTTCAAATTCTTCACAAAGTCTCTTTGCAGCCTTAGCAATTCTTCTTGTGCTGATGCCAAAGTTTGTTGAGTAGTCTGCCAACCATCCAACAACATTATCAGAAATATTCTTTGTTGAAGCAGTCTTTACGCCCCAGAATTCTCTTCTTGCTCTAGCTCTTAATCTGCCATCAGTTGCAGTTGCAGTTTTAGCTCTATCAATAGCAGCCATCAATTGTTTTTCTGGCATTGCTTCAACAGAATCAACTACTTCATCAGGAGTTGTTCCAGTTTCTTTTGATGACATTGCCATTGCAGAAATTGCAGACTTAAGATCATCTTTTGAAATAAGATCAGCATCAGCATCTACAGCTGACATTAAAGCAGACTTAAGTTCTTCATTTTTAGAAGGAGCAGTCTCTACGTCTAGTCCTTCTTCAGGAACAGAAGCTTGTCCCATAAGAAGTTCAGCAATTCTTGAAACACCTTCTTTGGTCATCTCGCCTTCTTCAACGGCAACTGAAAGTGCATCAGCAAGATCTTGAGCTGTTACTTCTGAAGTAACAGCTGCACCTAATTGCTTGAGAATTGCAGATACAGAATTTTCTGGTTCAGCATTGCCACCAAAGAAATCAACCTTTTCTGCTTTATCTGCTTCCATATCAGTTCCAGCAGCAGCAGTTCCAATCATTTCAGGAAGCATTGGTTCTTCAGCTAATGTTTGCGCAACTCTAACAATTGTCTTAGGAGTTTCAAGCGATGAAATTACAGCCTTGCCCAAGGCATTGATTGTAGCAGCCATAATTTCGTGAGCACTTGCAGAGCCCTCTGTACGGCAGCAAGCTAATTGTTTTTCTAAAACTTCAGTTGGAACACCATGAGTTACTTCATCTACCAATTCAGTTAAGGACTTGCAAACTTCTTCATCCTTGACTCTTCTGCCATAAAGTCCAGCATCTCCAAGAAGAATTTCCTTGACTGCATCTTGGCTTGCACCTGTTTGTTTTGATTTAAGAGTAAGTTCACGAACTTGATTGATAACACCAGTATTCTTGCTCTTAACGCCATCAACCAAGTTATCATATGACTCACCACTTCTAACTTCATCAAGTTGTCTTTCTCTTTCATCAAGTCTTTCTTTGACATCAAGTAAAGCAGTCTTGACAAATTGTGAGTAGTCCTTGAGTAAATCAGCAGCAACTCTTGTTCCTTGTCCATTTTCCATTAAACCAATTTGGTTTTCATTAAGGATAGGTTCCCAAGCAGTTCTTTTTCCATTTGTGTAACCTGTAATCGAACCATCAGTAGAAAGAACAACTCTATTACCTGCATTATCCTCGACTTTAAAATCGATTGTAACTGCAGCAGCAAGTTTTTTTCTTTGCTCTGATGCAATCTTTGCAAAGTGATCCATTTGATTTCTGCTCCCCGCCACGAAAGGCGTATTTGTTTTTATATTTTTGCTTCTTTCATTAGCAACCCTAATGACATTATCAATACTTTTTTGAATTTCTGAATTGTCACTTAAATTATTTTTCAAATTTAATATGCTTTGAGATAAATTCAAAATTTTATTGGAAGATGAACTGCTTTGAGTACTAGCAAAAACTTCTCTTTTACCATCTCTTGAAGCCCATACCAAATTGTGCGAGCTAGAGGCTAATGCAACTCCGCCTCCAACCTGACTATCTTGATCTTCAGAATAAGTAAGATCCATTACTTTTCCAACAGATTCAGTTGGTGCATAATTTGCCAAACCAACATTGGCATTCATCGGAGAAGCTTGTGGGGCTTGTCCTTGTTGTAAATTTTGAGGTTGATTTATTTGTTGAGGTCTTTGACCACTACCAACATCAACACCGTCGTCAATCATGTCTTGCATTGTTGATTGAAGTTCAGCCATTGATTTTGTAACTTTGCCAACATGTCCAAGATCTACATTGTCTTTTCGGGCAAACATATTCATAACTGCTACTTCAAGGAAGTTTAGTGATAAATTGATCAAGTCCAAGATATTAAGGCCAGATCTTGGATCAATACCTAATGCGCCAAGAACAGCTGCAACAGTAGAATTCTGATTTGCACCCTGCCCTGCTAGTAAAGGCCCACCAACTAATGTCCCAGCTTGTTGAGCTAGTCTTACTGCTGTTTTGGCAGTTGCATTTGCAACTCTTAGACAATTTTCATATTCAGGTCTTGAGATATTGTCATGTGGAGCACCTTGAAGAGCCAATACAATATTTGAAGAAATTTCATTTGCTTTTTTCTCTAAATTTGTCGCTGCATCAAGAACGTCATCTACATCATATATTTCTTGAATTTCACAAGATTCAAAAGCACCATCACCAACACAAGAAAGCTCAATGAACTTTACTCCGTAGTTTTTCTCATATGCTTTTTTGCCTGATTCAGGGTAAATTTTCCCTTTATATTTTTTGAGGTGTTCACAATAATCTCTTTCGGTATAGGCTTTATTTCCACAAACCGAACAAACGCCCCATTCAACACTTGCTCCCATAGAAACGTCATGGATTACACCAGTGCGGATATTTCTAGCAATATCTGGATAAGCTTCTTCATCTACAAAGAAAGTACAATACACACAGTCTTCTTTTTCGTCCCACTCTGCATATACAACCATTCCTTTTGCTTGCTCGATATCATCATTCTTGTGGTTTGTATAGATAGGAACGCCTTCAAAAGTTTTGTAGGCTGGAATTTTCTTGCCTTTAATTTCAGTTTCTTTGAGTAATTCTTCTTTGGAAAATAAGTCACCATTTGCATTTACTACGTCAGCATCTATGGCTCTAGCTCTTACCCATAGCAATTTAGCACCTTTACGTGCTTGCATTTCTCTGACAATATCGAAATCTTTGTATTTTTCTAGGACTTCTTTTGGATCTGCATAGAGAGATTGAAGACCGATTTTTGCTGCCTCTCTCATATTTGAAGAAGCAGTCTTGATAATATAATCTCTAGCTATATTTCGGTCATTTTCGTTGAGGAAACTATTTATTGTTATAGCTCCACCTTTTGCAACCTTGTACATATATTCAATCCTTAAAAAATAAAGTTATCAATAGGATTTGTTCTATTTTTGACCTATTAAGACCTGTAAAATTTAAACCCGTCGAAATCGACGGGTTTATTGTACAGTGACAAACTATTCTATAATTATAGATATTCCGAATTACCCTCTCCCATACCTGTTCTTCGCTTAATTACTTTAATTAACACGTTTAAACAATCTTGAGGATGATCATTCAATTCTTTATCTGTAAATCTGATGATAATCCAGCCATTTGCAGCCAATTCAGAATCTCTACGTTTATCTTTTGCAATTTTGTCTGGGTTATTATGCCAAATTTCACCATCTGCCTCAATTCCAAGTTTCAAGTTTGGAATAGCTGCATCTAGTTGATAATCCATTGTAGGACCAGCAGAATATTGTGCATATAAGGGAAAAGGCATGTTTAAAGACATCATCAGTCCATAAAGTTTCTTTTCAAGATTAGTAAACATTTTTGGTTGCTGAGAAACATCTACTTTCTTTTTTGCATATTTTTTTATTGAATCGTTTTCGTTGCTGGCAAATTGATAAATCTCTTCTAGAGCATAATTATTTAATGGATGAGAATTATCACCACCCATAATTGGTATATACAAAGTGCCGAATAATCCATCATATTCATCTGGTAAAGGACCTAATGATCCTCTGCCTGTTACTGGAGTTAATGATTTCAAGAAACCTTCATGGGCTGCAGATTTGATTTTCTTGCTAGCAGTTCTTACGCCTGAATTTTTTGCCTCTATTCTTTCAGTGTAAATTTCATTAATTGTAGAACTAGCAACTTTGTAGAACTTATTCATTACAGAAGCTGTAGGTGCAGCTCCTGGAGCGGCAGGTGCAGGAGGTGGAGCACCACCAGCAGGAGGCGTACCACCAACTGAAAGATCAGCAGGAGGTGGCATTCCTTCAATACCAGCAGATGCATTGGGTGTTGCTGCTCCAAAACCTTGCCCAGTAACACCACCACTCTGAAAACTTAATGAAACATTAGGAGTACCAAAAGATTGATCATTTACAAAGTTTGCACCTTGTTCAAATCTAAGTCTTTCAATTTCTTGATCAGAGTCAAGCCCGAAAGCTTCAATCAATGAAACGTTGGAAATCACTCCATTTTGATTTGCAGTGACAAGCATTTGCAACTTACCAGTATCATCACGCAATTGCAGATCATCAAATTTGATTTTTGGATAGACTAATTCGTCTTGTCCTCTCTCGCCTTCAATTACAAAGCCATTCCATTTTGCAACTGGCATGAAAACATTTTGTTCAATCCAATGGGCTACTTCTCTTCTAAATGTCTCTAATCTTTGAGCCATTGCAAGAAGTCCAACTTGAGCGTTTCCATAAGTTGGGCCCTCACCATTCAACAGAGCTTTGTTGAGCATAACGCCGTCTAAGATTTCTTGTTCAATAAGTTCAAATTCACCAGTTAGAGGATGAATTTTACCAGTAGCTCCATACCATTCAAGATCAAAATTGTGGTGAGTAACAAGAGTCAAGTTTGGATCATTGGCAATAGATGCCAATTCATCTTGCACGTTGTCAATATCTTCTTGTGATGCTGGTCTTGTATCACTACCAATCTTTACAACCTTGATTGGTAAGATAAGACGTTCTGCAATCATATATTGTGCTTGACGTAATTTATCTTTGTAAGTTAAGATTGGAAATAATGGGCGAATCATAGAAATTCCATAATCTTCCCATGGGTTTGATCCATACTTAAAATGGTGGATAGAAATAGGATTCAACTTAATTGGATTACCCTGAATAATCATCTTTTTGATGTTGTCAGGAATTGAATCGTAAATTTCTTTAGGATTTCTTTCGTTTACAATTCTTATTTCTTCAGCAGATGGTCGATAAGCATAGCTTCCAGCTTGATCAATCATTCCTGGAGTTTTAATTACAGAATCTGGATTAAGAATTGAAATTGATTTCCAAGTAGCACCATCATGTTGACATTCTTGATTTTTGTCATCATCCCAGTTAGATCCATGACAATGTGGGCAGTCCAATGAAAGGAGCACAAAAGAATCACCTAATAAGTGATATGTTTTGGAAATTTCTGGCAGCCATTTTTGAAAGTTAAGAGATTCTACTAACTTTTCAAAGTAATCTTTTACGTAAGATGAAGAACATTCTAATTTCCATCCAGAGAAAGGATAGTTAGTATAGAAATTAATGGCTGCAGCAATTTTTGGTTCATTGTTTCTCCACCAGTTTGCCCAAAGATAAACTTCACGTCGAGCATTTGGGATTTGAAACGATGATGGAGTAAGAAATGGTGAATAGAAGTTAGGAGCTGTAGTAACTGTGTTTATGCTTGCAGTTCTAGTGACGCTTGGTCCTAATCCTAGACCAATTCGACTACTTGCATAATTTCTCTCTACAGTAGTTGTGCTTGTTGGTGCTCCTGATACTTGTGTTGCTGCTGTTCTGATAGCAGAAGCCAATGATGTTCTATTTGCCATAACATATATTATACCGTTCTATAAAAATAGAACTTAATACCAAGTTTGATTGGATGGTTTATTACCGAAAAGGATAGGGTCTTGTTTACCTTTTAATGCTTGATAATATCCTTCACCATTCTTAAAATGTTGAAAGCTATTTCCTTTTTCAATTGAACCCATACTTTGTGGATCTCTATTATTGTTTTGCTGTCTTGAGCCTTCCAATTGATCTTCTAATGTTGTGACTTCAGGCGCATCATGATATGGAGAGTGTCTACGAGCTTCTATAGATGCAGATTGAGGGGAAATAATAAATTGTCCATTATTATCCATATTCATTCTATGAGGCCGTTGAACCAAGAGATCCCAAATTTCTTTTTGTTGTTCTTGATTCATATTGTAATATTGATCAAGAGTTTTGCCCATTTTATCTAAAATGCCAGCAAGTTCATCATAAAGTCCTGCAGGCTCATTGTCTACATCATGAATTTCATCTATTTTAGAATTTGATGTTGAATCAATAGTGTCAAGAGGCTTTTCTCCTGACAAATTGACGCCACCACCAATTTGGGCTAAAACTTGCTTATACCACATCGTCGTATTCTTCTCTTTTAGATTCCATGATGTAATCTAAACCAAGTTCATCAGCAAATTTCTTAAGATCATCATCTGAAAATTGATGACCAAAGCTATCTTCGTCTTCGTCATTCAATAAAGTTTCGATATTAACAGTGATCTTCTTGTTTTGTCTTGTATCTTCTAGTTGTTTATCCATAGGAACATCAACTATATTTTTCTTTCTTGTTTCACCAAGAATTTGCTCTTGATTAAGTTCTTTTTTGGATGCAGTCTTATCTAACTGTTGAATAATGGATTCTTTTGGTTCAGCTTTGTCTTTGTTCAATTCATCTCTGTAATTGATTGGATCTTTACCGTTGACATTCAATTGATCAGCATAAGATTCTTCCATTTCACCACGATGAGTATAAAGTCCATCAGAATCAAGTTGATCTTCTAGTACTTCATCAGTAACAGATTCTTGGTTATTCAATTTTCTCAATAAAGCTTCAAGGTATTCTGTGCCTTTTTGTTCTTTTCTAGGAAGTTGTGAGTCAATTGTTTTCAAAGAATCAGATTGAGCTTGTTTAGGGCGCATAACAGGCTTGTCGCCTTGTTGATGGCCATAACTGGATTGCTTGGCATCTGACAATTGTTTTTCCATTGAATCATCGACATTTTGTTTGCCTCTGATTTTATTAGCGCCCCTATCAGAATTGTCAAATCTAGCTTCAAATCCAATTTCACCTTCAGTGAGTTTTTTGGATCTTTCGCCTTCCTTAAGTTCAAGAGCATTGGCTTCATTATCAGGATGCTTATGAACATCAAGTCTAGCCATAACTTCATCATGAGATTGGAAAGCAACTTTAAGCCAATCTTGATATGCACAAGTTACAGTTCCATCTTTGCCAACTCTTGAGTCTATACAATTTTCTCTACACTTGGATATTTCCATAGGAATTGGAGCTTTGTATCCTTGCATTTTTCCTTTAGGACACAATAAATAAGGCTCATTGGCTTGTGTAAATAAAGTTGTATATGCAACTCTTCTATTTTCTTTTGGTGTGATTTCTGAATACCAATTGTGTAAATAGTTTGCAATTTTGACAGCTAAGTTTTTGTTTCCTGACAAAACAATTTTTCTAGCATTTGCAATTTTGCTAAGTCTAATTTCTGAAGAACAAAATGCTGTAAGTTTATCAAGTGTATTAATCGTTTCAATTTGCCAAAAACCTGATGACTTTTCACTATTCTTGTAAGCAACTCTTTCCATTCTAGCTGCTTCATTATCTTTGTTCAAGAAATTTTGAATAGCCATATATGCATAACGGAGAGTATTTCTTTCTTCAGCAACTCTAATATTGTTTAAATTATTAAATGCCTGATGTAAATGATGATGTGCATCTTTTTTTGGAAGAGCTACTATCTTCATAATGTGCTCAGGACCACCCATATTTTTGAAGGCTGAAATTACTGGATCATCACCAAAATCATCCATTCCTAAAACGTGAAATGGAGAAGACATTGGCATAGAATCTCCATCTCCAAGACCTGATAAAGTATCTTGAAGCATACGAAGCAATCCATTACCACCAACTTCTGATTTTTTTTCTAAAATCTTTTCAATTTTTTCAGGATCGTGTGTCTCGTATGTAGCTTTGATTTTATATCCTTTGTCCATAATTATTTACCCAATCCTAAGTTTGATAATTCTTCTTTATCAAAACCTCTATCCTGAAGTGCTGCCTTAATTTGTTTTAATTCTTCTGATACGCCTTTTTTATCTGCAGCATCTTTGAAATCACCTTGTTTGGTTGTTTTGGAGTAATCTTGTAAATCCATAAGAAAACAAGCTCTCATAATCAACTCAGGCGTAGATCTTTTTTCAAAATTTGGTTTTGCATTATAATCAAAAGCTGCAGTTTTTACTGAAGCATTCTTGTTACCTTTTTCTTCAGTATCATTTATCTGCTCTATTGTTTCTTCAACATCTTTAGTTTCTTTCTCGACTTCTTCTTTTTTGTCAAGTAATCTTTCAAGATCCACAACATTGGCAGTTTTTTTAGATTTTTTTGGTTTTTCTTCTTTATCTTTGCCTTGCTCTAGTTTTTTGTTGTATTCTTTAACAATATCTACAGCACGTTCAATTGTCTCTTTATTCCAGTACTTGAGTTTTGAAATGTATCTAACAATATCGTTCTTTTCGACACCGTGATCAAGCAATTTACCCACTTTACCCATTAAAACACGGAATGGATTGCCTCTAGTTTTCTTTTTCTTTTTGACCTGTGCTGTTTTTGAATTGTTGTACACGTTTTTAGCCTCGGATAAATAAGTTTCTTCAATCTTATTCGCTATATCAGAATAGCTTGGATCTAATTCTTGAGTAATTGGATCTTTAGTTCTTGTTCTACTATTATTTGACATAATTAGTGCTTTAGATAACTTATATAATTGATGTCTTAAGCTTTCATCTTGCACTCTGTCTGCTATGACAGTAACTTCATCTGAAAGTTCACCGTAGTTCTCATTAGCAGATTTGACCTTGTTCATCAACTGTCTCATTTCATCTTTGGTTACACCTTCGGCATTTTCACCACTCAAGGGAATATTGTTAATCCCATTTGCAGGATTTGAAGCTAAAGGTGGTTCAATTTGAGACAGTTTATTCATTAATCTAAATCGTCAAAGTTTATGTCAATACTATTATAAATTTCATTAACAGTTTTAGCTCTATTTAGAGATTTACTGTTCATGTCATTTTGAATATTTTTCTTAATTGCTAATCTTTCATTTCTGATCTTTTCTTGATTTGCAATTCTCATTGATTCTCTAGAATCCAGAGCAGATGGATCTATCATTCCAAATGTAGAATTGAATTCATTGTCAGATGATGTTCTTAAGATTGAATGTGCTCTTGAGGAAACTACAGAAGATTGTCTCAAGTTATTTATTTGGCTTTCTTCCCAAGCTTTATGACGAGTTGCTTTAGCTTCTCTTACTCTTTGATTTTCAATAATCGATTGCTCGCTTGTAGAAGATTGAGAATTCAAGAATTCTTCAGAAATTGCAATCATATCAGGGTTGAAAATAGAAGCAGATCTTGACAACATTGCATTCATATATTCATCTGCTGAAAATGCTTTTAAACCACTAGTTGTAGTTCTTGCAGTCTCACCAGAATCAAATTGTGATCCAGCTCTTCTGATTGCACCAAAATCCTGTGATAAAATTCTTTCTTCCATAGAGGTTTCTCTTAAGTCTTGATAAGTAGATGGACCTTGAATTTTTTCCCAAGATTTATTGATATTATTTGCTTCTTTTGTAAAACCAATATTTTGTTTAGAGATTGACTGTCTGTTGGCCGTAGAATTTCTTTTTAACTCTGCATAAGGATCTTCTTCAACTTCAACTTGAGCGCCAATGAATCTCTTTTCCAAGAATGTTGGAATATTTTCGATTTCTGATACTTTTCTAAATCTGCTCATGTTTATTATCCTGTTGTTACTTTTCAAGAATGTCCCAGGGCAAAAGCCCTGGGACTATTTTTCTTGAGGATTATTTTTACTACTTGTCGTATTTCTTGGTGAAGAGTGCATCAATCCACTCTTGATCACCATAACCAAGTTCATTTTTCCAGTAATCAATAATTCTGGAATAGTCTGCATCTGAAAGGGTTGCAACTTTGATCATTGAAGAAGCTGCAGCAACCTTTACATTTGTTTCAAGGCCAGAAGCAAGAACATTCTTGATATCGGATAAATTGTCAACTTCAGGTGTGGATGTTTCGCCTAATCTAGCATTTACATACTCAATTGGGAAACCTTCTGCTAAAGCCTTAGCAGCAAATGCTCTTCTTGCAGCAGATGAGAATGCTTTAACTTCCTTCATTTCTGAATCCTTTCCGCATTCACATTTTTTGCCAGCATAAACTCCGCCACATTTTTCACATTCTTTGTCCATAGCTGCTTCTTTCTTTTCTTCCATCTTTTCAGCAACTCTTTGAACCAAGGATTCTCTGTAAGCTTTTCTTTGTGCAAGCTTTACATTTGCCTCTTGTTGTGCTTGTACTTGGCGCTCGATTTTGCCAGCTAATCTGACTCTTCTATCATGACGAGCAGCAAGGATAGCATTCTTGAGATCTTCATCACCAGCAGCTACAGCAGCTTCTACTGCTTCAGCTGATAATTGTGATGCATGGTTGAAGTGAAAAGCCTTCTTTTCAGCTTTAGACTTAGGACCTTTTCTCTTCATAGGACCTTTGTCAGCTTTTTCTTCATCATCATGACCTTCGTCTTCATCTTCATCTTCAGAATCTTCAGACTTCTTCTTGCCCTTGCCATTCTCTTCCATCCACTTTCTCAAGCCTTCTGGAAGACCTTTCTTGGCTTCTTTGCCCATACCTGATTTGTGATCCATCCCAGATTCAGCGTCATGATCATCGTGATCTTCGCCTTGTAATCTATCGACTTCTTCATCACCAATAGCGTCGATAAGAGCTTTGAGACCCTTGTTCTCTTTAGGCTCTTTGGCTTCAGCTAATCTTTGATTAAAGTTGTCCCAATCAATTCCTTGGAAAACCAAGTCAGAATCAAGAGGATCTTCTTGAAATCTGTTTGGGAAAATTCTATCTGCCATAATTAATTTTTCTCCTCAAGAAAAAATACATTAAGAAAATTTCTAAATTTAATGCTCAAATTCCTTTAATGCATCTATTTATGTTTTTTTACTCAAAATTAGTTTCTTGCCCTTCAAGAGCAATTTGTCTCCAATACCAATCTTTAGTTTTTTAAACAAGCCTTTATTTGCTTCTACAATAAATACAACGTTGTTAGAATCTGGAGAAACAGATTTTGGATCATCTGCTTCCATATCTTTAAAGTCCACAATCTTATGATTTTTGTCTAAAAAAGCTAAAGAAAGTGGAAATGACACATTCTTATTCCAAAAAGAATAACAATCAGGATAATCAAAAGTAAAATAAACTACTTCATATTCTCCCAAAGGTTCTGCATGCATCAATCCTTTACTTCGTAATTTATCAGTATCTGCTACAAACCTAACATCGAATTCATCACGGAATTCTTCATTAGTGAGTCATGAACCAACTTTTTTAAATTTATTTGAAGATGCTTTCACACTTCTTGCGTCTTCAAGATCAAATCTATCTTTGGTTCTTTGCTTTCTAAATTCATTAACATTATCTATGCTCAAATAATGATCACGTAATGCTAATCTTGCTCTTTCAGTCAATTCTACAGATCTACCATAACCTGTAAGTAATCCAGCAGTTTTCATAGCTAAAAGATCATTATCAGAAATTTCAGTAGGAACTCCACATACTTTGCTGTCTTTGTGTAAAGCAACATAGCTAGCAGCAGTAACTAAAGCATCTGTATTTGCATCAATTGACTTAAGCATTTCCAAATATTTTTCACTTAATTTAGCTGCTTCTGCTTTTTTAGGAGCTTGTGAAACACCAAGAAGTTGAATTTGAATATCAGAAAGTCCAAGACCTTCCATTGATGGTCCGTCAAATAATTCTGCATGCAAATCTAAAGAGTGTACTGGCTTAATTGGTATAGGCATAATTTTTTATTCCTTTATCTAATTGGTAATCTATTTTTCCAACCATTTCCTTCATCAACATTTTTCTGATAGGTTTCTTCCCAAGAAAATTTATCGCACAAATCAGCTCCGCTATGAATTGCCATAGATGGGCTTGATGCTGGATTACCTGGGTCTACATAAGCAGGACCAGGAACATTATCAGGACCATGTAATTGTCCTTCTATATTTGCACCATCAGCTTCTCCACCCAAATCCATATATTCTTTTGGAACTTTTCTAGGATTTATTTTTTGTCTCCAATAGTCATTTTGTTTTGTTTCTTCTTCTATTTCCTCATATGGAACCAAAGAAACATTTGGAGATTGAGTTATTGATTGCTGTGGATAATATTGTGCAATTTTTTCAAACAACTTATCTGACTTTAAGTATTCGCCAGATTTATCCAATCTTGAACATATTTTTATAATTGTTTGAATTGATTTAGCATTCATGATTTTGAACCTTTAAAGACTATGACCCGATATCCCGTAGAATGCAGATCCTGGATACGATTCTTCAACGCCTTTAGGTTCTTTGTTTGAAGGATCGATAAAATCTAAATAATTTGTATCTTTTTTCTTTGGATTCAATTGCTGTTCAAAAGAAACGAAAGGATCAATATCTTTTGTTGCTTCTGATTTAGGGGCAATATCTTTTGGCGCATATATATTTGGTTTTGTATCAGGATCAGGGTAAGACAATAAAGTGTCTTTCAAGCCATACTCTTGGAATCCATCTTCATTTGGAGTTTTTTCAATCATCAAATGATTTATATAATCATTGAAATCTTCACCGTGAGTTAGGATGGGAGTTTTTCCAATTGGAACATAACTAAATTGATTTTCATCAAATTCATTTCGTTCTTCAGGATATTCTTTTGTCATCCTGTTTCTTCTTGCAATTTCATAGTCTTCTGCAATACGATTTATTGACTTATCTGAAATGGCAAAATGTAATCTTTCTGGCTTATCTGGATCTTTGTATTCTTCTCTTGGATATTTGAAATCTTTATTGTATTTATGACGATCTTCTAAGGATTGCTCCATAGTCATCATATGCTCTTTTTTTGGCTGATAATGATCTCGTATATATGCTGGACTATTTTTCATTAAGTCGCTTGCTGCATTTTCTAAAGATTTTTTGTAATTATGTAATTGAGCTCTAAATTTAGCTCTTAATCTTTCCTCAGGAGTAAGTTCGTAAGGAATTAATTCTTCATAATTTTTATGTTGTGGAGTCAATCTTGACTCTATATTGACATCTCTTGTATCAGGTTCAATATGGGTACGTCTTAACAATTTATCGAAGCTTGAATCTTCGTCTACGTATAAATTGATTTCATGTCCACCTCGGTTTCCACCACCACGACCGATAGGACTACCACCAGGCTGAAATGGAGCTCCATTCCCTCCACCGCCTACACCACCAAATTGAGCTGTTCTGATATTGTTAGACATAATGAATTGTTCTTATAAATAAAAATAATTACCTTTATCTTCTATTTAAATTGACCATTTTTGATCTTGGCAATCTAATCATAATTTTAGATGTTAAGCATTCAAATGCTACAGCAGCGACTGCATCACAAATATCATCTTTATATCCAGAAAGTGCCTCAATGTAATATCTTTTGCCTTTCCATTTTTTCTGCAAAAATAAAAATTGAATTTTTGCTTCTTGTATTTCATTTAAAGATATAAGCCTATTATCTAAATCTCTATATTCTCCACCAGGCAAATCATAAATATCAATTCGGTCATCACGGATTAATTGTGATAATTCAGTGTAAATTTTTTCCTTGTATTCTTTATTAAATTGGCGCTCTACAATTGGGACTCTTCTTGATTGCAATTTAATTAATGATGATTGAGAATTCCATTGATCAATAGAAACTTGCTTGAATTTGAATTTATGATGTAAATCGATTACATAATCTTCAACTTCGCTTTCTTTTACAGGTTGATTTTTAGTTTTAGGATTCCAAAAATGTACATGATCAATCACAACTCTTTTGAGTGGTTGAAAATCAGGCCCAATTTGACCATACATATTTTCAGTATGAGCAATTACAAGAGCGTAGTAGTCTGACGTTCTGGCAGGGTCTAAGTGGCAAAAATATTCAAAATGTCCCTCTGCCATTTCTTTTCTTTTGACCATAGACATTGAAGCGAACATTCTGTCTATATCTTCAGAATTAAACATAGGGTCAGAGGATGAAGCACCAAATTCAGCTCCATACTGCATCTGAAATTCTTGAGGATCTTTCTTCTTTTGCCCATCCAACCATTCTTTGTCAATGTTTGGATTTGTAAGCCAAGTAGGAAGTCTCATCACAAGAGTTGTTGGATCTTCTTGTCTATTTTCGTGAAGATCATATAACAACCCAAGAGGACCTTTAGGGTTGGAAAGAAGCATCATTTTGCCATCTTTACCAAATGTAGCAAGAGATGGCTTTAAGTCATCATAAAGAGCGTAGTCAACACCAGATTCAGGATTATCTCCAGCCATAGCAGCAACTTCGTCCATAATAATTGCCCAACAAGTTAAACCAACAAGACCTGAAGCATTACTACTACCACATCGCAATACCAAAGAACCCGCAAAAAGATTGATATTTTGCTCTTTTCTTCTTACATTCTCTTCTCTATCATGTTCTGTATAAAATCGCATTTCAAGCTCTGTATCTTTGCCAATATAAGGAGCAAAGAATGGAGAAGCTAGAACTGTTTGTTTGATTTTTGAGAAGATTGCTTTTTTAGCCTGTTCTTCATTACGAGCAACATTGAGAAGAACAACTTCATCAAATTCCATCAAGCCATATCTAGCTTGAGGGTGACCCATAGAAATCAATCTATATAATTCATAAAGAGCCATAGCAGACACAAGGAATGACTTACCCGAACGTCTGCCAAGCACTAAAACTAATTCTTCAAATTTATATCTTTTTTTGCATTTTTCTTGAACTTGCATCCTTAATTTTGGGTCAAATTCTTCGGAATAAAGTAAGTCGAATTCACTTTGAAAAGCATCAATTATTGGTCTTGCTTCTAATACCTCAACTTGTCTTTCAGCATCTGGGTTAGTTGCTTCATCTTTTGCAAATTTATATCTTTCATCTCTAACTTCATTTTTAAGACGCTTACATTGAAGACAAGGTGAATTGACGACATTGAAAATTGTTTTGAATTGTCTTTTTTCTGCACGGGCTTTTAAAAATTCATTTTCGTTCTTTTGGATATAATCCCAAACACATCCTTTGCAATCTTCTTGATTGTCAGATTCATTTATTACAAGGTTAGTATTGCCTTCTTGCCCCATATAAAAACATTTAAGTATAAGTTTTTGCCAAGGATAAGGTCTTAGATTACAAAAATATGGATGTTCAATAAATGTAATAATGTCTACAATTTGGTCAGGGTTAAATCTGTCTTTAGGAGGTTTGACTGGAGGTGCTACTTCTTGTCTTGTAGCAGGAGCAATTTCATCTACAAAATCTTCGGCATATTCCGTGCCTTTGAATAATTCTGTAACTGAATTTGCTTGCTGTAATAATTGACTTCGTAATTCGTTTGAAGATTTAACGACTGGAGTTGGCTTTCTCATTAATTATCTTGTTGGATCTTATTTCTCAAAGCTACAATTTCTTCTCTGATAATTCTTTTATCTGCTTCACTTTCCATTTTTTCGTGAAGATTAGCTAAAATTTCAAATATATTGATGTCAAAGATTCCACGATTATCTCTCGAGTCTTTGACATTGAGAATTTTAGAAATTAATTTCTCAACCATAGCTGCTCTTTTAAGTTTCATGTCATTATTTTTAGAGCAGTCAATGCCACGAACATCATCAAGTTCTACAAGTAAAGCAGTAAGGGCTAATTGATGTTCACGAAAAATCCATGGAGCGATAAGTTCTTCTCTTTGTTCGTAGTTCTTAAGACCAGAAGTTGAGATTTTTTTGAAATCACAGTGTTGTTCCATATGAGTATTAATTTGCATCCAGTTCATCTGTGCATCAAAATACTGATGGAAAAATCTAATTACCGATTGATTTTTTCTTCCACTGTCTAAATATACGTGTTCTACTAAATCTCTAAATGGTGAAGTACAAATCGCACATCTAGGTTCTATGAATTGAGGATAAGATATATCACTCATATTGTCAGGAGGAAGAGGCATTAATGGCTTATCGCCTTCTTTCAAATCCCTGAACATTCTCGATGGTTTCTTGGGTCCTTCATCAGGAACAATAAGAGCATCTACAGTTTCTTTTTTCGATTCCATTTCTTTAGTTATACAAGCAAAACAAGCCGCATAAATGCGGCTTGTTTCTTTCTGTTAGGATATAAATTAGTCTTTTAAGGCTCTTTTGAGTCTTTGATATGGAGAAACTGTATCTACAGCTTTTACCATAAATTCGTCAGCAAGACCAAAATCAACATAATTCCCGCCTATAAATTTATCACTGGATGAAGTTGCATTTGTCAAATCAACTTCAGCAGTTCCCTTCTTCATGGATACAACATATTTATTTTTAGAAGCTGTTTTAATTTGAGCTTCTTGAGATTGTGCTAAAAGAACATTGTTAAGAAGTGTTTCTTCAATAAAAGGCTTTAAAGATGCATGAAGATTTCCTCTTCCAGTTCTACTTTCTTTAGCAGCTTCAGTAATTCTTAACCAAAATCCAAGCCCTTTTTCGTCAGTTTTTACAATTGAATGAGGACCAGTGCAAAGTCTCTTGACAAATTCCTTCGCAGATAATTTGGTCAAAGATCTTTCAATAATAGGAGCGCAGTCAGAATATCTTGTTGGGACTACAGCAACTTCGATAGCAGTATTTTGTGCAACTTCTTCAGCACTATCAAATAATTTAGAAGCTACTCTGTTTGCAATGTCTAAATCAAAATTATCAGCTGCAAGTAATTCTACAACTTCGGACTTTTCAAAACCTTGATTTTTGTATTTTTGAGCTTGACTATTGGCAACAACGAAAACACCATCATTATGTGACTTTAATTCATTGCGCCAGTTGTAAATCATGTCATTTGTGTTATTTTCAGACACTTATCTTATCTCCCTTAGATTTTTTTGATCCCCACCAACAAAAGGACTTAAATAAATAAACCTCTAGACGTGCTTGAAAAGTCGTAGAGGTTTTTGTGGAACATATTAGTATAATACGAGAATTTCAAAAATATATTCCAAAGGTTAAATTAGTACATTTGTAAAATAAAAAATATATGTGGTACTCAAAAATTATCGAATCTGCAACAGCCTGGGACGTTTTATCTACTAAAGAAGTTTTGTGGGCTGGCTCTTTCTCTAGAACTTTCAAAGATTTTTCATTTTACGATCCAAATGAAAACCCTACTATGACTGCTATGCTCAAGTTTATAGGAGATATAGAAAAGGGCAGAACTGGTGATTCAATTATTGATAAATATCTTGAGAAAGCGAAAAATGACGGCAGTACTTTGTCTGACATTTCAATTTTTTCTTATAATTTATCAAAATTTATTGATAATGAAATGAAAAAACAAGGAAGTTCTGCTAATACAGATATGATGAAAGTATTAGACTTTCTTGGCAAACTCAATGAATATATAAAATCAAGAGGCGGAAATGGCATAGAACTTGGTGATAGAATTCCAGATATTGACAAAGTAAAATCATCTGTCAATAGCACTCTTGGTATGGGATTTACCACATTAAATTTACTCTTGAAAAAAGGCACGAGTATGAATGAGGCACTAGCTATGTTTATCATTCGTGGAGATGATGTTAACTTACTAGGATATCCTCTTTCTCAACAAAGAAACTTGCTTGTTTATCAACTTCTTGAAGCCAGACCAGAATTAGAATATTTTCAAAATCAAGAAAATGTTGTAAATTTAATTAGACGTGGAGAGGGAAAATTCTATTTTCCAAACATCAAAGAATACATTTTTTCAGGTATTACCGAAAGCAAAATTTTAGAAATTGTTTTTGAGTTATTATTGAAAGATTTTGATCAAGTAGATGTTGCAAGTATGCTTCACTATCTTCCAAACAAAACTCAAATTAACGTAGCTGTAAAAATCGATGAATACCCACAGTACGATAGATTTTGCCAAAATATAGCAGAAAAGTTATACTCAAGTATCGGTGAGTATGATTTTGATCAAGATGTTTTATTAATAAGAAAACTTAAATCTTTCAAAAAATTTATGGATCTTATTGATAGTAAAGGTGATCAATGCTCTCCTTTATTTATAATCAAGGGAATTGCAAAACCACAAGTTATTATAAATTATTTAGATAAAAATCCAGAAGATTATGAAAAATTTGATGTTAATTTATTAGACAGCCTTGGCAGTGAAATTAAAAACCAAATTCAACAAAAAGGCAAAGCTGCAAAAGCCAGAATTCAATCTGATGGTTTTGCTCTTTTAGAAAAAGCACAACAAGAAGGAGTTATAAAAATAATTAAAGCTTCTGACACTGCTTTTAATTATGCTTACGGAAAAGGACCAAAAAGAGACCCAGCACCACAAGGTATGTCTGAAAGCGAACAAAGACAAAAAGAAAAGTCTGATGAAATATTTTCAAAGTTCCAACAGTCATATGAAGATCGTATGCAACAAGAAGCTCCATTTGCTGGCGTAAGTACTGAAGATATAAGTAAATATGCTGATCAAATGGTGATTGTAGAATTTAGCACTTATAGCTTAAAGAATTTTATGCGAGAAAATAATGTGCCTAAATTAAAAATAGGTCCTGTAGATTTTACTGATGAGAAATGGGGTGGATTATTTGTACCTAAATTTCCAACAAAAGATATGGGTCCACGTCCAGCAATTATTATCAAAACAGATATATGGTCTCAATTAGCTTTTCATAGAAAATTAGCTGAAAATATTGGAATGGATGCTAATCATTATCTTGAAGCCACTAAAAGACACGAAGTAGCTCACGCATTACAGTATCTTCAATCTGGAGATTTGATGATGGAAGATTCTGTAGCTTTAAATCCAGAATTGACTCCTGAAGAAGCTTACATATCTGATCCTTCTGAACTATATGCAAGAATTCACGGAGATATACCTTATCTGGCTAGAATCTTTGATGCTCATATTGGAAAATTGATGGCAGATCCAAAAATCTATCAAGCTGCCAAAGAACAATGGATTCTAGATATCCAGGATGAAATGATTCACTTGATGTCAGGTGGAACAAATGCTAAAAGATTACTTGAAGATATGGAGACTGGTAGATTTGGAACTTACACCTCATCTACAGGACAAACAATTACATTAACTGATCCTCTTGAAGTAATTAATAAAAAATTACAGCGTCAAAGAAACAGATTGGAAATGATTTTTCACGAGACTTTTCAAATTCAAGGAAGACGTGATTATAGAAGAGGGTTGATTGGTAAGAAAAATCAATTAGCTCAACAAATTGAATCTACCCCTATTTATTCTTCTGAAAGAACCAAACTCGAAAAAGAATTAAAAGAAGTTGAAACAAATTTAGTTGAATCAGGGAGAATGCTTATCTTTGATGTGAAAGATGTATCTGAGGCTGTAGTTGAGGGATATTTAGCAGATTACTATAGCAAAATTGCGAAAGCTGTAGCAGATGGCTTACTTACAACAGATACAATTAATCCTCAAGGCGAAGATCAAAGAGTAGAAAATCAGCAATTACGTGAAGAAGCTAAAAAACAAGAACCACCAACAGCACAAGACATTAAACAACACGCAAGATTTCAAATTCAACAAACAGAGCCTATCCCGAGTGGCAGAAAGATTGACGTTATTATTCCAAGATATAAAGGTACTGGAAGACCACCTGGCAATTTTCCAGGCTTTGATGATGCAGAAAAAGATGATCAACAAGTTGATATTACTATAGAAAGAAAAGAAGACAAAATTGCTAGCGTTTTCAATTACAGAAAATTAATCAAATAAGAAATCTTCACCAAGAATTAGTTTCATTTGTTCAAGGGCTTTTGATAATCTTTTTGAAAAAGCCCCTTGAGTAATACCTAGAGTTTCAGCACATTCTTTTTGATCTAATCCATCGAAGAAATAGACTTGGATTACTTCCTTGCTTTTTTCACTCAATTGATCCATAGCTTGATGTATACAAATTACATTGTCAATCTTATTAAATGGATCTTCATATTCTTCAGGAAAATAATCATCATCTGAAATTTCTTCTTTTGGGAAATATTTATCAGCGGTATATCTGAATAAATTTATGTCTATTCTTGTTGATAAGAAATAAGAAAAATAAGATAACTTTGGATCATATTGGTCGATTAATTTCTTGAGAACAAATATAGAATCACTTAAAATATCTTCTCTATGCGAAGAAAGCCGAGATTCTTTTTGAACAATTCTTTTAACTGATGAAATAAAGAGAGGTTTATAGAATTCATATAATTCAAAAAGTGCTTCTTCATTTCCAGCTTTGTATTTATGTAAAAGCTGGTTGATCTCATCGTAATTATTCTCGGCCATACAGAGATTATACAGAGGTGAGTTTTGAAATTAGAATGGGAACTGAATGATTGACTGAACCATTTGAGCGTAAATCAATAATACTATCAACAAGCAAAGTAATCATTTTCGAGTATTGCGCTGGGCTGTACATATTATCTTTGCTCGATTGGATACGAATTCTTATGGGATTTTGAACTTTCACTGTGAAAGTAGGCTCTTTGTATTCATCACTTAAATACTTGCCCAGCAAATCCCGTAATTCAACTTTTTCTTGAACTTCAGTAAAGTGGTGATATTTCTTATTAGTCTCTGATATAACAAGCATAAAGTTTAATTGACTTAATAAGACAAGTAAGAATCCTTGCTCTCCCATAGAATCAATAAGAAGATCTATTTTTGTCAAGCAATAATCCAAATTCTTATTCATCAGTTGTTCGATAAATTCGAATATGTCGCATTCTTCATTGAAAGACGCATTTTGGATGTCACGCAGAAATATTTTGTCTGTGTAAGAAATTATCTTTTCTAATTCCTTGAAAAGAATATCAATGTCATAGCAGATAATTTCTTTCTTACTGCCTGATTGCTTAGACTTGATACGCAATACAGGGCAGACCTCAACAAGATGATTCAAAGTCTCACCATTGATGTTTGCGTTGTTTTTTAACACATAATTATTTATATGACGTTTGAGTGCATTGAAATCTCCGACAAGTGGATAACTACAATCAAAAATCAAGTTATTCTTCTTGGCTTTTGCTATAAGAGACAATCTTCCATCAAAACTATCATCTTCATACAAAATGACGTGATTGCTGCCTAATTTCTCACTCTTTTCTTGAATAAGCTTGATATCTTCATTAGAAATATTTGTATGAATATATACATTTTTATTATCAAAGAATTTAGAATAATTATTAATTATCTTTTCAACATTGTTATCAATAAGAAGAATAAGACCAGGGAATTCTTCCTTGATCTTATTCAATGCTAGAGTTGTTGATCCGTAATAAATTCTTGGAAACATATTAATCCATTGGGAAAAGAATGTGCTTAAAGTTTTCAGCTTCGAGCATCAATAAAATAAAATCATTATGCTTTATAAAATTAAGTTTTAATTTCTTGCTATCGAGCAAATCCAAAACTCTTATCAAATGAGAAGAAACATAAGATACAGATAAAATTTCATAATTTTCAACTTCAATGGTATCTACAACAGCATTTTTTTCATTACTTGTTGCTGATATCACGATCTTGTTGATGTCAAGAGTTAAGTTTATCATATGAGAATTTGTAATATTGGATACAAACTTAACACTCTTTACCAATGCATCTTTTTCTAAATCGAGTGAAAGAAAAAATTGATCACTGAAAAATTGATTGAAGTTTGAAAAGATCTTCTCGTAAGTATTTTTCTCAAGATTGCAAGATAATTCTCCACCATTCCAGGTCAAATAAATTTTGCTATTATAAAGAGAGAAAACGATGCCAGGTATTTTTTCAATATAATAAAGAACTACATCTGAAATTGTTTTGGAAATCAGATAAGATTGTTGTAATTCATATTTTTTACCAAACACGCTAATTCTATGCTTGTCTGAAGATTGAGTGTTTATTTTTCCATCTTCTATAAACCAAAGAATAGAAGTGTAAGGATGTTCATCAAAATCAGGTGCGCAAGAAAATGAAGTCATTTTTATACTGTGAACAAAATCATCTGCTGTAATATCTAGCGTTTCTAAATCTTGAGAAAAACTAACAATAAAATTATCAACAGGAACGGTAGCCAAAGATACTCTAGTTTTCTTGTTTCCAAAGATGAGTAAATTGTCGGCAGGGCTATAAATAAATTGAACTTCTTCTGTTGGAAAGTTATTTAAAGCATTGAAAAAAGAAGACACGTCTAAGCCAAATGTTCCATCTTCTGTAGGTTGAACATTTGTAAGTAAAAACTTTGAACAACAGAAATTGTTTTCTGTCTGTACGTAAAGCTTCCCATCAATTGAATGAAAAATAAGACTACTTGATGCAGCTTTATTTTCACGCATAGATAGCTTCGATTTTTCGATTTTATTAAGTAAGGCAAAACAAACGAGATGTTCTGCCTTATTCAACTTAAATTTCAATGCAGTTGTCCTTGAAATTGGATAAATACACCAGGAAGAACCATTCCAACTTCTTTCCAAATATTAGAAACAAATGTATCTTCATTTGCACAAGAAATCAACATATTATTTTCGTAATAATTCCAAGCGCTGTCAACTTGTCGAAGAACATCCATTTTGTTGATAATAAGCTTTGTAACACCATTCATTTGACAAGCAGTTATGACTTCTTGGATATTTAGCCAGTCGATTTGTCTTGGTCGTCCGGTTGTGGCTCCATACTCTTGACCAATTTCTCTGAGTTGTTCAAATCGCTCGTCATCTTTTTGGTATCCTTTAGCTCCAACATAGGTAGAATAACACTTGATAACCCCGACAACATCCCGTACTTGCTTATAATTGAAACCATTGTTTAATACTGCTCCTACTCCAGTGTTTGATGAAGTGACATAAGGATAATCACCAAAGTCAATATCAAGCCAATATCCTTGAGCACCTTCAGCTAAAAATTTCTTGGGTGAAGAATGAATAAGGCTGTGCATATCAACAAGATATGGTGCCAATTCTGGAACATCTTTAGCACGAAGACCTGTGCGACCAACTTTGTCTTTATAACAAGGGCCATTTCCAGTGCGAGTTGTTCCAATAGTTGTATCTTTGGAATCTTCGTCAATATGTTCTTGGGTAATTATGTGTGCGTTTTCTGCAATCTTTAAAAGCGATGTATTGAATCCAAGTCCTTCAAGATACGCAAGTTCGTCAAATAATTTTTGCGTATTGATAACACAACCATTACCAATGACACTAGGAATGCCATGCAGAACGCCACAAGGAACAAGATGCGTAACAATTTTCTCTCCATTGATGTAAATTGTATGACCAGCATTTCCTCCACCGTTAAAACGGACAACGTAGTCATATTCACCTGATGCAGCCATTTGATTGGCTATTTTGCCCTTGCCTTCATCACCATACTGCATACCGATAACTACATCAACAATTGAAGTTTCCATATGCACATTCTACTTCATTGTAGAGATGCAAGCAAGTTATAATTCTATGTCTTTTTCTTCGTCAAAAAACTCTCTATCATCAATACCATTTACAACAACATCAACGTGTGTATCTGGGAATTTTTGTCGAACTTTTTCCATTGCTTCTTCTTTGCTGTAATCTTCAAGGGTCAAATTTGAAGTGAAAACTACATCGTGAGAAATTTCTTCGGCATCTTCTTCCTCACCATATAAATTTTCTAATCCAGGGATAGAAAGCTGATCTGTTAAGAGTTTGCCCTCTTTGTCAGAACCTTTTGATAATGATTTTAATGATAAAGGATCTAAAAAGAAAAATTTCCATACTCCACTTTCAGGAAATAAAATAATTTGAGGATAAATTGCAAAATGTCTTCTTGTTCCTTTGGATCTTTCAACAAGTTGTTCCATAGGATCTTTTGATGGATCTACAGTGAACTTTTCATCTCCAAGAACCTCTACAATATCTCTGCCTTGTTTTCTTGCTTTAGTTAATGCAAAATCAGAATATGTCTCTGGATTTCTATACACAGTATCAAAGTCTAAATCTGATTGATCTATTGCAACTTTGGTAAATTTGTCAGCAAGTTTGAAGCATCCTAAATTGTCTAGGATAGAAGCAGTGCGAAGAAAATTTATCATAACTTACTTTTTGGCACTTTATGAGTAGCATCCTTCTTCTCATCATCTTTGAATTGAGTATAAACTTCAGATGCTTTTTTTCTAATTCTTGTAAGTGCATTGTCAACACATTTGGCTGGAACACTTAGTGTTTGTGAAATTTCTTTATATGAAGAATTGTGGCCATACTCAACAAATATATCTGCCTCTAATGGCGTAAGCTTGTCCATCAATAGTTCTGAGTTTAATTCTAGTTCTTCTCTAACAATAAGATCTTCTACTAAATTTACTTCTGGAGATTCATCATAAGGATTTTTCTTATCAGGGATATAGTCTCCCAAAGAATGGAAATTACCATCGTCATTTAAAATAAAAGGAGCGTCAAGCGAAATAGAATCATTCAAAGCTGAATTCTTCATTCTTTTCGCTGACGCTATAGCTGTTGCAAGATGTCTTTTACAAACTAAATTTACGCAAAAGTTCTTAAATGTTGTATCTTTAGTACAATCGTAGGAATTTACCGCTTTAAATACACCTAATCTCAATTCTTGCATTACATCTTCTCTGTCTCCACCGACTATGAAAAAGTGTGGTGCAATCTTTTTGAGATCTGGTTCTACCATCTTGAGCAGTTTTTTAAAGGCTGCTTCATTACCTGCTTTTGCTCTATTGACTATTCTTACTATTCTGAAATCTTCGGTTGCCATCAAAACTCCCGAAGGCATAATTCATTATAAAAACTTCTTTTTACGCCTTTTCCCTATTTGCGTACTTTTCTATAATTTTGAGGATACCTGTAGTTGCAACAATATCCTCAGAGACAGTTTGCCTTATATCTTTTGAAATGTTATACAATTGTTCTGCGATATCTATAAGCAACAAAGTATCAACAGACTTGGCTATTTCTTCTATATCAGGGACTCTTTCACCCTTTTTTGTCTTTATTACAACATATCTGAATGCTGTTATGAAGATTTGAGATGTTTCAAGTAATAAATTACCTAAGTTTCTTCCCTCTGCATTGGAAGCTTGAATTATTCTAAAAGCATTGGCAAAATCTTCATTGATAACACAAAAAGAAAGATCAATTGCTAATTGTTTTGGTGATCTATCAAGCAACTCTCTAATGTTTTCTTCTGATATATCACTCATAGAAGCTTGTTCAAGAATAGAAAGAGCAGTTCTAGCACTTCCTTCAGCATCAGTTGCAATAAGATTCAAGGCTTCTTCGTCATAAACAAGATTTTCTTTCTCACAAACTTCTTCTAATAATTGAACAAGATTTTGCTTGGTCAATTTCTTCATAAGAAAAGTCTGACAACGAGTATGTATTGCACGAAGAATTTTATGTGGGTCAGTTGTGCAAAAGAAAAACTTTACATACGCTGGTGGTTCTTCAGTAAGCTTAATTAGAGATGTTTGCGCTTGAGTGGTAAGCATTTGAGCTTCATCAAGAATAAAAATCTTGTACTTACCCAAAGTTGGAGCAAGACGAGATAGTTGAACTACATTTTCTCGAATATGATCAACACCATTATTTACAGCGCAATTAATTTCATAAACATCAGGATGCTCATCACTCAACACCATATCCTTCAAATCATCTTGATCGTCATTACAAAGAAGATGAGCTGAAGCAACACGGGCAAGAGTTGTCTTACCAGTGCCAGGAGGACCAGCTAAGATGTAAGCATGAGTAGTCCTTTTATTCTGAATCTGTGTTTCAAGAATTTCAGCAGATTTACTACCCTTGATATCCTTAAATGTTCTAGGGCGATATTTATTGTAATAGCTTTGACTAATCATCATCTTCCATTGGTAAAATTAAAGGTAAAGCGTGAGTGCCATCCAACAATGAAGGCAATCCATCTTTCAATATCCAGTATGGACCATATCCGGCTCTAACAAAGTATTCTGTAATAAAGCCAAAATCCTGTACATCGAATGAACGAATTTTACCATCTTGTGAAGGACTTATAGAGTACAAGCAACGGAAAATAATCCATTCTTTTTTTGACTGCTCTAATTCTTCCCAGAGATCAGACCAGACTCCAAGGCAATAAACTTTACCATTGCCAAGAGATTGTAAAATTCCCCTAGCCCAAGATTGAGTTAACCCCGACATAATATATGGCGGGGCATTCTTTCCTTTATATCCATCCATTTCAACAAAGTGAACTAAATCTAAGTTTACATATCCTATAAATGGATAATATTTAGAAATAAGTTTTTCTGCAATTTCTTTGCATTCAATAGATTCAATAAATTCTGGATCACTCATAATGATAACTGAGTAACTGCTACAACTTGACCACTCTCATCACGAATTGCTGTTGGACCTGTATCTACACTAAATACATCTTCACGATCAAATGGAATGAACTCCATTGATACTCTGTTGACTATGTAATAAACACCATCTTCAGGATCAGGAAGATTTACAATCTTTTCAAAATGAGTTTCAGCAACAGGAACGCTTGCAACTTTACCAATAATTCTTTGTTTAGTTTGAACAAAGCAAGGATTTTCTGCCCTTGGTAAAGTTCCATATCCTGAAATTGTAATATCGTGTCCAATTAAGTTCACAAATTTTTTAAATTCTGGATACATCATAAATCTATCCCTGCTACACCTTCATTGCGCTTTGGCTGACAAACAAAGGCTGACTGATCTCCATTAGCTCTCAAATCATTTATAAGAACTCTAGACCCACCGCCAATGCCCATTACTAATTGATCATAAACAATACCAGCATAAGAAAGCTGCTTGACTGTTACATCTCGCAAGCTTTCTTTACGTCCAGTAGTAAGAATGATCTTATAGCCTTTGCTATCCCATTCACGAACCTTGTCTACGGTTCCGTGAATAATTTTAGGTTGATATCCAGGTTTGGCAATTTCAGTAGGATCACCTTGTTCCCAAAGTGTTCCATCTAAATCACAAAAAATAGTGTAATTCTTTGTGGCTTGGTCAATGTTATGTTCCATTACTTACCTGTACTACCCAATCCACCCTTGCGGGATGTCTTGTCAGTTGAAGTAAATTCTTCAACTTCTACAAGTTCGTGATCTGCCAACTTTGCTACAACCATTTGAGCAATTCGATCACCATGCTTGATTGAAAATGGAATCTTGTTGTGGTTAATAAGAATAACCTTAAGTTCAAAATCTTCTCCATCGCCACAATAATCACTGTCAATAGTGCCTGGAGTATTGAGAACTGTGACGCCAAATTTTGCAGCTAAACCGGAACGAGGGCGAATTTGGATCTCGTACCCATTTGGAATATTTACATTCAAGCCAGTAGGAACAATCAAAGTTGAATGTGGAGCAATAAGAGTTTGCTCATCATAAGATTCCTTAAGCCAAGCACAAAGATCATACCCAGCAGCACTCTCAGTTGCCTTCTTGGGAATTACTGCGCTCTCACGAAAAGCTTTAATTTCAACTGTTGCCTTAGCAACAGTAGGCATATTTACTGTAACTTGTCCACTACCTGATGCAGCCATATTAAATTCCTTCCTCATTCTTAATCATATCGGCAGTAATCTCTTCATCATCTGGATTGAAGATAAGAGATAATGGATGTTCACGATTCTTGAGAGCAATCGAAAAATTGATAAGTTCTCTACCTTCCAAATAACGATCCATTTTGGTCAATTCTTTGATATCATCCAACGATAAAACAGCAGCATAAACTCTTTCAGACTTTACATCTTGAAGTTGAAGCCAAATAAATTGAACAATTGTAGGCTCATCTTCAGTGCCTTCATCTTCTTTCAATACTGCATCTAAAATTTTTACTTCTCTAACTACTGATTTTGCCATACAAGGATTTTACCACAACATATAGTAAAAGTAAATTATGTGGTATAGAATTGCACAAGAAAGATCTGTATTTAGACCTAGAGAATGGAAAAGTGAAGTTAAAAAAGAAGCTGATGGTACATCACTAACTTTTTATAGTCCTGCTAGACGTGTAAAAAATAAAACAAAATATGACCCAAGAGGTTCTTATTTTGGATTTTATCAAGAATATCCAAATATAAGAATTTTATTCAAATATCCTAAAGATTATGGGTCTTTGGATGATCCTTATAATAATATGTTAGAGTTTAATATACCGCAATCAGAAATAAACGAGATATTAAAAAGAGTTCTCAATGTATTATCCAAATATAATAAAGGTTTTTTCCATGGTGAGACTATTGTAAATATTGTCTCTGAAATTCATCCTGATAAAGCTTCTGGGGTTAAACCTGCAGCATTTGCTGAATTAGGTGGTAATAAAGTTTTCTCTGACAAAGATAGTATTGCAATGGCGTTGGATCACGAAATTGGACATCTTTTAACAGATTTTCAACCACTTGATGAAGAAAAAAAAATGATGACAGAAGGTTCTCCATCAATTTATGGTGAGGAGAGCTACAAGGAAGCTTTTGCTGAGGCATTTGAACTTCTGATGAAAAAGGGATACAATTTCAGATTTGAAGAAACTTCTCAAAATAACATTAAACAAAATAAACTTTTAGATTATGTTCGAAAAAAAATAAACCCTTCGGATTTTATAAATTTACAATTTACCGAACCTGTCGAAAGTGGAAAATTTAATTTTAATGAAAATAAAGAAAAAGATTTATCTGATTATAATGCAGCTAGACATACTGCTTTAGTTGGCGCTTTTCAAAATGCCATAGATAAATTCAAGGGTGATAAAAATTCTTATGCAAAATCTTTATTATCAAATAAACAAAAAATTAACGAAATAGTCAAATATGTTAATGGATTGATGATGTTTATCAACAATCCTGCAAATCAAAAAGAAATAGATTTAGCTGTTAAAACAATTGGTATATCTTCTGATAAAAAACCTAATCCTAATTCTTTTAATATTAATGGGACAAGATTTAATAAAATACTTGAAAAAGATGCGAGTACAAGTGTAAGTAAATTTTATTTACCAAAAGCAATCAAAGACTTTATAGACATTAATATTGGAATGGCAAAATATTATGGACCTTCCAAAGTGCTTAACTCATTAATTTCTCAACCTAAACCTTATCATCCATTAGATGAATATATGCCAACTGAGTTATCTTACTTAGAAAAAGATCCAAAAAACTTTGGAGAATTTTGGGATCCTAGATACTCTATTAACAAAATACCAAAAAATAAATTAAATAAAATTCCACAAGTCTCTGTTTTTGATCAACTTGTACCAGTTGATGAGTTGGAATATAAAATTGGTCAAAGCATTATCAATGCAAGCTCTTCAAAAAATAACACTTATTTAAACGATAGTTTTGAAATTGAATATCTAGCTAATAATTTAATAAAACAAATTTTTCCTCCACTTAATTATAAAAATCCAGAAGACTATCTTTATTACGATTTTCATTTAGATAGCTCTGGAGATTATAGTTTAGACACAAATGCAGTGGAACAAAAAATAAACAATGCAATTAACACAAGCGAATTTACAAAAAAAATGAATGACGCTCAAAAGAAAAAAATTGCATATGAATTGCGAACAAGAATAAATAGAGTTAAAAATTCTCATACAAATATATTAAACAAAACCATAGAAGAAGGAGATATTTTTGGAGATTCAAGCTTATTCCCAGGCGGTAAGTTTAGAAATATTGGATCAAGCATAAATGTAGCTAAACAAGCAGTAGACAAATTATTTACTGCAAAAATTCCAAGAAGAAATTTATTATTTATGAGAATTTATAACAATACTGGAATATCTGAAAAACAAAAACAAGAATTGTTAAATTACTACAAATCCAAACAAGCGCAAGTTTTAAGGAAATAATATGTGGTACAAATTTGCCCAAGAACAAAATGATATTCTAGAATTAATCAATTTCTTCATAAATAAATATCCAGAAATTGTTTTAAGAATCAATGAATATGAAAACAAAATCAAATTAGATAAAATATTTATCCCCAAAGAAATGAGAGGGATTGGCATAGGAACAGAAATAATTACTGCTCTTAAAGAATATAGCCAAAGAGTAAACAAACCAATTGTCCTCAACCCTGAACCTGAAAAAGGTAAAAAAGGTGCTCTTCAAAGATTTTATGAGCGAAATGAATTTGTAGATAATGCTGGAAGAAGAAAAGATTATGATTTAACAGACACATTTTCCAGAACTATGTACTATAAACCAAAATAAAAAAAGAGGGGAGAAATCCCCTCTTTTTTTATGCTCCGCAGCTTTCGCAATCTGGATTGTCTAGAGAACATACCTTTGCTGTAAATTCACTAGGATCAAAATCCTTCATTTGCTCCATTTCTTTAGGTTTTTCTACTTCTTGAATTGATGCACTTGAAAGATCAATTCCAAGGCCCTTTAATGCTTGTGCTTTAGGCTTGACACGTAAGTAATACATACCTGTTTTAAGACCTAATTTCCAACCATACATATGAGCAGAAGACAATTTACTTGCAGTTGGTTCAGCCATAAACATATTCAATGATTGTGATTGATCAATAAAAAATGAACGATCACGAGCCATTTCAAGAATAGACTTTCCCTTCATCTCCCAAACTGTCTTGTAAACTTCCTTGATGTCAGTTGGAATTTCAGGAATGTTTTGTACTGATCCATTCTCATTGAATAGCTTCAATCTAACATTGTCACTCCAGATACCCAAATTTACAAGATCTTCTACTAAATGCTTATTGATAACAGCATATTCACCACTCAAAGTATTACGCTTATAGAGATTGGTAGTGAAAGGCTCAAAACATTCATTATTTCCAAGAATTTGAGCTGTTGAAGCTGTAGGCATTGGAGCAACAAGAAGTGAATTTCTCAAACCAAATTGCTTGATTTCTTCTTTGAGCGTTGAAAAATCCCACATACCGGAAAGATCATTTTCAGTAAGTCCCCAGAGGTCATATTGTAGTAAACCTTGAGATGCTGGAGATCCTTCAAAAGACGCATAAGAGCCATATTGCTTAGCCAAGTCCTTAGACGCAGTAAGAGCAGCAAAATAAATTGTTTCAAAGATATCTTTGTTCAATTTTTTTGCTTCATCTGATTCGAAAGGTAAACCCATCATAACAAAGGTATCAGCCAAACCTTGAACACCTAAACCAATTGGACGATGCTTGTTATTTGAGTTCTTTGTTTCAGGAGTTGGGTAGAAATTTACATCAATAACTTGATTCAAATTAACTGTTGCTTGGTAAACAACTTCATATAAGAATTTGAAGTCATACTTGCGTAATTTCTTATCCTTCTCACGAACTTTACCAGATGGAATCATTACATACTTTGGCAATGCAACAGAAGCAAGATTACATACAGCAATCTCATCTTTATCTGTATATTCCAAAATTTCTGTACAGAGGTTTGAAGATTTGATTGTTCCAAGATTCTTCTGATTGCTCTTGTAATTACACGCATCCTTATAAAGCATATAAGGAGTGCCGGTCTCAACCTGTGAATCAAGAATTTTTTCCCACAATTCACGAGCCTTAATTGTTTTGAGAGCTTTACCTTCAGACTCATACTTCTCAAAAAGTTCAGTAAAAGATTTCTTGTCCGGAGAATCATAAGCATCAATCAAGCCTGGAACTTGGTCAGGAGAGAATAAAGACCAATTACCATCAGCCTCAACACGCTTCATAAACAAGTCAGGAATCCACATAGCTAAGAACAAGTCTCTAGCACGTAATTCTTCCTTACCTTGGTTCTTACGAAGTTCAAGAAAGTCAAAGATATCACCGTGCCAAGGCTCAAGATAAACAGCAATTGAACCCTTACGCTTTCCACCACCCTGATCAACATAACGTGCAGTTTCATTGAACACCTTGAGCATTGGGATAATTCCATTAGAATATCCATTAGTACCCTTGATATAACTACCCTTAGCACGAATCTTGTGAATGTTGATACCAATTCCACCAGCAGATTGAGAAATCAAAGCACAATCTGAAAGTGTCTTGTAGATGCCTGGAATACTGTCATCATCAATATCAAGCAAGAAACAAGATGATAATTGAGGACGATTAGTTGAAGCGTTAAAAAGAGTTGGAGTAGCGTGAGTAAAAAGACCTTGAGAAAGCATATCGTAAGTCTTCTGAACCATCTCTAAATTTTCACGCCAAATACCAACGGCAACACGCATATAAAGATGTTGAGGTGTTTCAGCTGCCTCACCATCAATTTTGAGTAGATAAGATTTACGTAAAGTCATAAATCCAAAATAATCAAAATTGAAGTCTCTATCATGAACGATCATTCCATCAAGTTCTCGTGAATGCTTAACAATGACATCATAAACTTCATCAGATATCATTCCAGCCTTTTCACCAGTCTTAGGATTAATGTATTCGTAAAGCTTCTTTGCAATTACAGAAAAATCTTTTTCAACATTTTTGTATAGAGCAGTGATGGCAATACGAGCAGCCAATTTACCAAAGTCAGGATGAACAGTGACCATAGATGCAGCAGTCTCAGAACTAAGCTGATCAAGCTCAGTGCTAGAAACACCATCATAAAGTCCAGATACAACTTTTGTGCTTACAATGTCTGGATCAACACGTTCATTTAAGCCATATGTAAGCTTCTTGATACGTGAGGAAATCTTTTCTAATTTTAGTGGTTCTCTTCCACCATTACGCTTGATAATATCCATGACTAAAAGTCCTCATCAAATGAAATTTGCTCTTGAACTTCACCAACCCCACTCTTTACATAGTCAGCAACACGCTTCTCAAAGAAGTTGGTCTTGTTCTGCAAAGCAATATTAGCCATAAAGTCAAAAGGATTATCTGTATTATAGACTTTTCCTACGCCCAAATCCATCAACAGACGATCAGAAACATACTCTAAATACTGTTTCATCAATTCAGAATTCATACCAATCAAAGATACTGGCAATGCTTCAGTAATAAATTCTTTCTCAATCACAAGAGCAGAATCAATAATCTCAAGGATACGTTCACGGGAAAGCTTATTCTCGATATGGTTCTTGTATAGATGAACTGCGAAATCTGTATGCAATCCTTCATCACGAGAAATCAATTCGTTCGAGAATGAAAGACCAGGCATCAAACCACGCTTCTTGAGCCAGAAAATTGAACAGAAAGATCCAGAAAAGAAAATTCCCTCAACAGCAGCAAAAGCGATAAGACGCTCTACAAAAGATTCAGATCCAATCCACTTGAGAGCCCATTCTGCTTTCTTTTGCACGGCAGGAACAGTATCAATTGCGTTGAAAAGATGATTTTGCTCTTCTTTATCTTTGATGTATGTGTCAATAAGAAGGGAGTATGTCTCGGAGTGGATATTCTCCATCATAATTTGGAAACCATAGAAAAATTTAGCTTCTGTATACTGTACTTCAGCAACAAAATTCTCTGCTAAATTTTCATTAACAATACCATCAGATGCAGCAAAGAATGCCAAAACGTGCTTGACAAAATGCTGTTCTCCTTCATTTAGCTTTTCCCAATCAGTGTGGTCTTGTGCTAAATCAATTTCTTCAGCAGTCCAGAAGACCTGCTGTGCTTTCTTGTAATAATCCCAAATGTCGTGATGTTCAATTGGGAATAAAACGAAACGATTTTTATTCTCTTGAAGTATTTTTTCCATATTTTTGACAATAAAAAATATCTGAAAGAAATCAATCAGATATTTTTTATCCCTTCCTTTAATTAGTATGAGGTATTAATTGTAATTCTGCAACTCGAACGGGTCCAAATTTTTAAGCTTTTTGATTAGTTCTTCTAGCCTCTTTTTATATAATCTGTTCGCAATAATATAATCTAACAATCTTTCTTGAACTACAGATTTATCTAAGTCTTTTTCATCAAGCGAATCAATAATTTCATCAACTTTCTTTAGAAAAGCTGTGTCTAAAACCAATTGAGCTTGTGGATTATCTGCCCTAAAACCAGATGGATGTATATCTAATGATGACAGAACAATGGCTGGATTTAAGTTCCTGGACTCTTCAATAAGATTTGTCCAGGAGTGATATTTGCTGACTATATTATTCTCTTTTGGCGAAACAAATTCCTCAACAGAAATGTTAATAATTCCGTTGTTTTTCTTAGCAAAGTAGTCTGATAAAAATTGTCTTTTTTGCTCCAACCAGCTATTTTTTCTCATTTTTACAATGCAAACTTGATATCAATCGCAAAAATACGTGTTGAAATTCCTTTAGTCTTCTTGCCAGCCACTTCAGCATTGTATTCTGATTGACGGCAAATAAGAACAGATCCATTTGTGAGACTTTCAATTTCTCTTGAAGCTAGTCTAAACGCTGTCATAACTGAACTCATAGCAGTAGGTCCGACAGATAATACTCTAACATATTCATGGTCTTTCAAAACATGCAAAATACTACGACTCAAGCCTACTGGATCTGTAGGTCTTCTTGTTGGATCTTCTGCATTTGGATCTCCACCTCTTGCTTTTAAAATCCTTGGATCATTTGTCTTATTCTTCGACTTATCATTTGTGGCAATAGTGCTCACAGGTTCATCAAGCTTGTCCATTTTTAATTTTCCTCAATTCCAATCAAAGACATTTTCGTCTTTATATTTTCTACAGCTTTATTGAATTCTGAAGCTGTACAACCATACATTTTAGAGTCATATTTGAGTTTTGATGAACCATTCAAAATAGTAGTAATAATTTTATTTTCAACATCATTTAAAGATAAACTTAGCAAATTATTTACTTTATTATCATCTTTTAAACTATCGTAATAACAAACATCTTCACTATCATCTTCTTCCGACATATATACGCTTAAGGCTCTTGGTGAAACTGTTTGATAGTCTGGATAAAGTTCATTGAATTTCTGAAAAAGCATAGATGAGTGCTTTGATAAAATATGCTTTTTGATAATTGCTGTTCTTTGAATTATCATACATTTTTCGCAGCATCCATCTTTTTTATCTTCACAATCTTCTAAGCATTCATAAGATCTTGGCATTTTATGAGACTTGCAAAAATTACATCTTTCAAGCTCTTCTAAAACTATACCCGTGTTTCTTAAATGGTCCCAAAGAATATGGTGATGATGTAACAAAATATGTGTGGAAAGAGGGTTCACCCACTTATCACAAATTGGACATTTTTGTGATGGATTTCTCTTACCAGCATTATCAGCTTTTACTAAGTTGATATAATTGTGCTGTAAAGCTCCAATAAAATAGTTTTTGAATTCCCCACTTCCTCCATAACGAGATACTTTTCTCGTATTGCGGGGTTTCCAATTTGATAAGACATTACAGAAAATCTTTATATAATCTGATGCAAAGTCTTCTTGTGAATCATACAAATAATGGTATTGATTCCACCATTCTTGCATGTGTAAATAAGGCGGATAAAGTTTACATACTTCTTTGTAATTGCGATCTATCCGCCATTTGTTTCCAGTCAATAAAGCTTCTTGGTATTTTAGAATTGCCTTTTCTAAATTTTCTTGAGTCCTTATCTTTGCTTGTTTTGTAATATCCTCGTTCACTTAAGATCCCTCGTTGATATTACAATTATAGTGATGTTTTTAAAAATTAGAAATCAACTGGAAGCTTTTATATCCTCAAGAATCATAACTAAGTTATTATTTCCAGACCAGTTATCAATTTCAACAGTATAAACTACGTCTACTTTGTCACCAGGTTTGTATTCATTGCAAATATATCCTCGCCTCCAAGCATTAGCAGCTACCCAAGTTTTTTCACCATTGGATAATTTAAGTTTTGCATGCTTACCTTGAGTCAACGATTTTACGTCCACAATTGTCAAGTTTTTTGATATAAAAATGGGAGTGTGATTCATACTGCCAAAAGGAGATATCTTTGACAAATGAGCATATGTTTTGATGTTTAGTTCACCAAAAGGCATACGAGCATCAATTTCTATAATTTTCTCACTGCTTGGTTCACCTAATTTGTCTTGAGCATAATTATTTAATGCTTCTCTCATTGCTGGAATATTCTTTATAGGAAGTTCAAAACCAGCAGCAAAAGCATGACCCCCGCAAACAGTACTGCCATCTGCTCTTTTCTTGAATAATTTCCAAGCTTCTTCTGACTTGAGAGCATCCAAGATATTAAAATCACGAGTAGAACGACAAGAACCTTTAGCATATCCATCTTTCTTAAACGAACAAACCAAAGTAGGCTTGTTGTACATTTCTGCAATTTTACCAGCAATAAGACCAATCAATCCTGGGTGCCAATCTTCTTCACCCAAAATCAATATATGTTCTTTCTCTAAATCAAAATTTCTCTCAACAAAATCTATTGCTTGTTGAGTTGCTTTCTCTTGCTGCTCTTGTCTCTTAGTATTAGCATTGTTCATCTGCTTGGCAAGATTAGCTGCTGTAATGTCATCTTTAGACAGCATCAAGGATAAAGCAGTACCAGCATCAGCAAGTCTACCTATAGCATTGATTCTTGGACCAATTTGAAATCCAATTGTAGTGGGAGTAACTTCTTTCACACCAGCAATACGTAGAAGCTCCTTGATACCAGGCTTATTGCTGTTAGAAAGAATCGAACAACCATAATTTACAATAACTCTGTTCTCATCAATCATTGGAGCAACGTCAGCTACTGTTCCCAATGCAGCAAATTCAATAAGTTCATCTACATATTCAAAAACATTAAGCTTACGATAACGAGCCAAGCCAAGCATTAGCTTAAAAGCAATTCCACAACCAGCCAAGTAATCAAATGGATATCTCTCAAAATTATCTTTCTTATAGGACTTGAAATGTTCACCTGGATAAAAAGGATCATCTCTGTTTGGGTTTACAACTGCCATTGCATCAGGCAAAGATCCATCTTCACTAGGATGATGGTGATCAGTAATAATTAAGTCAAGATTTTTTTCTTTTGCATATGCTCCAGTTTCAAACGCTACAATTCCGCAGTCAACACTCATCAGTAGAGTTGCTCCAGATGCTAAGGCTTGATCAACTGAATGAATCTTGATGTCATATCCATCTTCCATTCTATGAGGAACTTTGTAATCTATATTTGCTCCCATTTTCTGGAGAGCAGTAACAACAATAGCTGTAGAAGTAATTCCATCTACGTCATAATCTCCCCATACAAATATTTTCTCTCCTGAGTCAATAGCTTTACTGATACGTTCAATTGCAATATCAGCATCAGGAAGAGACATGGGATTATGTAGTTTATTAATTTTCAAGTCTAAGAATTGTTCAGCTTTATCTATTGAATCAATTCCACGAGTCATCATAACTTGAGCAACTGGGATAGGTATTTCTAAATCGTATGCAAGTTCTTTGACATCTTGCATACTACATTCTCTCATTTTCCAAATTGTTTCGATTCTATCCATTATTAGCCCCAATATATAAAGTTTTCTTACCAGATTCAATCATTTTTTGAATAGTTTCATCCAAGAATGAAACTTCAAATTTTTGCGCAAAGTCATCAGGATCCATACCAAGAGGAAGAAATAATCTCAAAGCATTCAGGCCTAATTCTTCAATTTTATTAATTACTTTTTCAGATGCAATTTTTCCAGCATCATCGGCATCCATTACAACAACAAGATTATCACAGTATCTGGATGCTAAGGCAACTTGATGATCAGATATAGCAGTTCCGCAAAGGGCAACAGTATTTTCCAATCCATTGTCATAGAAAGAATAAACGTCAAAATATCCTTCTGTCAATATAAGATAATTCTTTTGACGTGCCATTGTTTTAGCGATATCGAGAAAGAATAAATTTTTATTCTTTTGATAAGGTTCGTTTATCCATTTGCCTTTTGACCATTTGTTTATTTTGTCAGCACACCTAGCTGGTTCATGTCCGTAAAGGTCCCAAAAAGCTTGAACAGTTTGATCTTTTAATTCTGGGATTTGCCTACCAGCAAGAGCAATAAAATTTCCATGAACGTCTTTAATAGGAACAATTAATCTGCCTTTTAGTAATGAAAATTCGTATCTGGAGTATGAAGGGCAAAATGCTACTAAATTGTTTTCTATTATCTTTTTTGAAAGATTTCTAGTTTTAAAATATTCTTGAACAACTTTGTTTTCATTGTAGTTGCGTAGAAATTGATTGTAGTTCAATTCAAAGCTGTTCATCAGTAAATTGTATCATTAAAGGAAAGAAAAGCAATTTGTAGGAAAAATATTGTAGTTTTCCCCAAAGGATAGATAAATGAATAAATTTCAAAAATTATCTCAATTAAGTAAAGACATAGAATTATTAGAGAATGCTGGCAAAATTAAAGCAGCAGAAGTTCTTCATAAAAAGTTTATCAGAGAAGCTCAATATGCAATGCCTCAGATGATGTCAATGATGCCTCAGATGATGCCAATGATGCCTCAAATGATGCCAATGATGCCTCAAATGATGGCAAGACCAACAATCGCTCCAACAGCTCTAGCCAGACCAGTTGTCACACCTGCACCAATGCCTATAGCCCAACCAAGAACAACTCCTGTTCAAACAATAGGTACACCAAATCCAGGAGTTAGTCCAGCACCAACTCCTGCTCCTAAACCCGTCCCAAGTCCAGGCAATATGAAGATAGCTCCAGAACCTTCACCAGCACCACCTCCGCCACCTTCTGGACAAACAACACCACCAAAGCCAACACCCACAGAAGGTGGAAATTATGGAATGATTCCTGGACCTGGCGGTAAAACAATTTTTACTGACCCTGGTACTGGAAATGCAGTAGATCCCCCTGGCAGCCAAGATTTGTTTGATACCTTTTACGGCCAATTGCAAGATGCTAACAGATATCCAGAACCTCACAGAAGTCAATATTTACAGTTCTTACGTGGCAAAATTAATGATAATAAAAAGAAATTAGGCGATAGACTGTTTGGCAGTTTATTTGATGTGTATTTAAGATAATGAGTTTTTTTCAAAAGTTATCACAAATTAACAAAGACATCGTATTACTTGAATCTTTTGGAGATTTTAAGGCTGCCGATGTTTTGCATAAAAAATTCATCAGAGAAGCACAAAATGAAGTGGAGCCAATTTCTTACTCGAATAAAGATAAAAAAAGAGGTTCAATTTATAAAAAAAGATTCAATGATAAGCTTAACAGAGGTTTATTAGTGAAAGATGAAAATAAAGATAAGTTTATAAGTTCGATATACGCTGATAGTTTTTTTTATGATGAAGATAAAGAACAACTTGAAAGTTTGATAAGACAAACAATTAAACCAGCTGCTCCATCTAGTACTGTTATTCCATCTTCAACATCGAATCCACAACAAAATTTCACAGAACTTCAAACAGATTTAGCTAAAGATTATATGGCACAGCTTAATGCAGCAAAAGGTGAATGGGATTTAGATTTTATTAAAATGCAGTATGAGAGACAAGGACTTCCCCCATTTGAAGCTAAGATTTTAGATGATCTTATAATCAAAATTAAAAGTTCAAAACGTAATAAGTTAATGACTGGCTTGAAATCTGACTTAGATGCCGTAAATGCAACTCCTGGAACTAACACTGAATTTATTAATTTAAATGAATCATCTATACCTAAACTTCAAGCTAGAATTGACCATTATAGACAAAAAATTAATAAATACAAAATTACTAAAGATCCAGCTATGCATAAATATCTTAAAAAATTCATTAAAAAAAATTATGATAATAATTTATTAGATTCAAAATCATATGTGACGTTTATGAAAGAATTGGGAATCAACATTCCTACATAAAAAAATCCCCTCAAATGAGGGGATTTTTATTTAGTCTAGCATTTGCTTTGCAGCAATATCAAAATCAATTCCACCATCGTCACCATCATCATCATCTTCATCTACATCGTCAGAAGATGGACCTTTACTGATTGCTTCAAGAAGATCAGTAAGTGGCTTACCAACTACTTTCAAACGACCACAAATAAATTCAAATGCTGTAGTAGAATTATCATTACGAGTACGCTTTTCAGGAGCTGGTTGAACCAATAAAAGTTTACAGAATTCATATGGGTCTTTAGATTCAATAACTTCTCCAGTATCAACGTTCGTATAAATAAACTTCTTACGAACTTCCTTGACGTATTCAAATCCCTTAGCCTTGGCCTTATAGAGAAATTCATCAACAGGATTAGTAGTTTCATCATCAGTGAACATAATCTTAAATTCACCAGTTACACCAGGCTGTCCGTAACGAGTTTTCATAACAAGAACTTTGCTCTTGCCACCAATTACTACATCTTTACCTTCAGCATCCTTCTTGGTAACTTGTCCAGCAGCACCGTTGATCTTATTAATCCACAGACGCATATGTGTGAAGTAGTTCATTGCATTACCGCCAGAAGCAGTTTTCGCCATTGTTCCAGGCATCACCCCAGCGCCCATATAGAGCTGATTGATCAGTACAACAATAGTTCCAGATGCAGCAGTCTTAGCAGTTAAGTCTTTAGTTAGTCTTTTTACAAAACGAGCATGCAATCCAATAGTCTGAACTTGTTCCATAGATTTGACTAATTCATCGTTAGGTATCATTGCTGAAATTGAGTCAACAACAATTACAGAATAGTCTCCAGTTTCCACCATATACTTGAGTAGTTCACCGTACTTTTCTGCAGAGCCAACATTTTCAATAAGTAAAAGTTGACTAGTGTTGACGCCACAAGATAAGGCACGTAAAGGATAGTATGAATTCTCAATGTTAAAGAAAGCACACTTCTTGCCCATTTTTTGAGCCTCAGCAATTAGCTTATAGCCAAGCCAAGTTTTGCCAGACTGTGATTCACCACAAAATTCAATCAATGTGCCAGTAGGAATTCCCATACCTGCTCCTAAGATTGAATCAACTTCAAACACACCTGTAGGAATAAATTCAATATTCTCTACATCACCAGACTTAATACACTTTTCGTCAATACCAAGTGCCTTAAGTTTCTGCTTCAATAAACGCTCTTGATCTTTGTCAATTGCTTCGTTTAGTTCTTTTCTAGCCATATTTTGCTCCTAAAAAGGGATGGAATAAATCCATCCCTTCAAGATTACTTCTTTCCCATCCAGCCTAATGAGACGTCGCTATCATCATCGTCGTCATCATCATCTTCATCAAGAACTACAGCTTTTTTGGCAGTGCGAGCTGGCTTAGGAGCAGGAACGAATTCCTCTTCATCATCATCTTCATCTTCCTCAACAACTGGAGCTGGCTTAGCAACAGGCTTAGGAGCTTCAACAGGAGGTGAAACCTTGTAAGATGCGGATACAACTTCTGCTTCAGCATTCTTGGGAGCAGTGAATTTGAAGATCTTGGTCAATGGATATCCATAGGCAAAGAAATCTTCCCACTCAGGCATATTAGGATCTTCATCACGATCAGATTTGTAATTTACACGCTCTTTCATAAGATCTTCAGTAGATGGTTCGCCAGCCTTGCGAAGCAACTCAACCATTTCATCTGTAATATAAGTAGGCTTACCCTCAAAATAAAGAGTGTAATCTACTGAAAGAGGAGCTGGCTGACCAGTAGCTGTAGCAGTAATCTTTACACAAGGGGAATTACGAGTGCCATAATGACGACCATCGCCATCTTCATTCTCATTATCTTCATAATTCTGAATTGTCTGCTCAGCAATACGATTGAAGATGCTCTTACCCTTCTTAAGAATCTTTGGTGCCCAAGTACCATCTTCTTGCTTTTCAAGAACATTTTGAGCATACTGAGTAGTACCAATATAACCCATCTTTTTCCATGGGCACTGTGAAGGATCATCATGTCCAATTCGAACAAATGACTTATTCATGTCAGCGTCAGGGAATGGAACACGCTGAGTCTTTCCTCGAAGAGAAGAATCATTATTTGGATTTGGAACATAAACTTTGTCAGTGAATTCTGTAAAAGAAATCGGATCACCAATAAGCTTTAGACGGCGAACAACCTTAGGTGTATCTTTGACAGAAAGGTTGACGAGAATATCCTGTAAACGAGGAAAAGAATTACGAGGCTGTGATGATGCATTTGATTGGGCAACCATCTTTGTAGCAGAAACACGTCGAGTCATTTTATTTTTCTCCAATTGGGCTCTTCCGTCCCACATTTTTTAGTTTACTTTATGTTTTGTGCTTAAGCAATAGAAATTTAGGAAATTCTTGCATTTCTAGTTTTTACTATAGCATTCCCTTTATTCATGGGAGTTTTATCTTTCGAGTAAAGATTAGACATACCCTCTGAATTGAAGGATTGGTTGATTCTGGATAAAGCTTGATGCTCACGCAAAATTCTATCCATTTGAGATGCTGCAAATTCAATATTTTTCAAGTATTGCTCCAAATATGTTAGCAGCCTTTTGGAGTTTGTCATCGGAATGACAAATGGGTGTACAGTGAATGCAGCATTAGCATCTTTATCTTTTGCTGTCCCTGTAGATAATTTTATAGCCATTTCTCGAAGGTTTTTATGTGCTTGAGAAATCATTTCATAGTGAGCAAAAACAACAGACATTATTTCAGTCAATCTATTTCTGTACTGTACTTGTAAAGCATAAGCAGCTGAAAACGATTCAAATGCATAGTCATCTTTACTTGGAATAGAAACATCCCATTGCCTTATTTCTTTGCGAATTTCAATTTCATCATAGTATGGCAAAAGACTAATTGCATCTTGCCAAATTTGTACTTCTTTAGCAAATGAATCTTCAGTGACACCTTTGAGACGGCTTACTAAATCTTTTGAAAAATTGGGATCTTTCCATGAAACAGTTTCAGGCATAGGAGCCCAATCCAATGATGCAAGCAAAATTGAATTTTCTTCATCAAAATCTTCATCTTCTTCTGTCTTGATGTTAAAATCAGGATCTGCATATTCTTCGTATTCGTCAAAAATTCCCATAATATTTCCTAATCAAATAAACCATCACTCAATAAAGTCTTGATTGTTGATGAAGTAGATTTAGTCTTTCTTTCTTTGTTGTTAATTATATCATCATATGACACAGAATTTTTCTCTGAAAGTTTCTGCATCCTTAGAGAATTCTTTTCTTCTCTATTTCTTTCTGCAACAATATTGTCCCAGTATTCCATGAAATCTTCTACAACTTCAAATTGTAAAGTATCAGACAAGCAACTTAATGCATCATGTTCTGCAAGAAATGCTACCATACCACGATTAGGACGAGCTCTGTAAGCTAAATCCTTACAATCTTCATACGGTTGATGCTCTACAATATCGATAGCTCTAGCACCTACACCCTTGATAGCAGAAAGAGGAAGTAAAATTTCGCCCTTTTTGTTTACAGTGGTTTCAACACCAGATTCATTTACATTAGCTGCTTTTACTGGAATACGATCCATGCTACATTCTTTAAGTAGAACAGCAAGTTTATCTTCATCAAGTCTATCAATTTGAATACAAGCAGCCAACCACTCAGAAGGATAATAATTACGTAAATAAGCAGTGTAATAAGAAAGTAAAGCATACGAACAAGCGTGAGATCTATTAAACGCATATCCACCAAATTTAGCCATCAATGCAAGAACTTCATCAACAATTGCTTCTGGAATTCCACGCTCTTTGCTTTTAGTAGAAAATAAATTACAAACATCATCAAAATCTTTTCCTGATTTTTTTGAAATTGCTTTACGTAATTTATCAACTTGCTGCCATGTGAAACCAGCCATATCACGAGCTAAGAACATAGCTTGCTCTTGATAAACCATAATTCCATAAGTTACAGAAAGATGCTTTTCAATAATAGGATGAGCATATTGAATTGTTTCTGGATGTCTTTTGCCTTCTGCGTATTGAGGAATATAATCCATAGGACCAGGACGATAAAGCGCAGCAACAGCAATCAAGTCTTCAATATTACTAGCATTTACATCACGAAGAGCTTGTTGCATTCCTTTTGATGCAAATTGGAATACGCTTGCAGTTTTACCTCTAGCATAAATGTTCTTGAAAATTTTTGCATCATCAAGATTAATCTTCTTGAAATCGATATCTTTATTATGTAGCCTCTTGATATGCTCCAAACATAAAGCAACTTGATGAAATGCAGCAAGTCCAAGAAAATCATATTTGACAAGCCCTACACGTTCGACATTTTTCATATCGTATGCAGAACATAGGTTGCCTTTTGAATTTTCTATTGGAGCGTGAAGATACAGGGGTTCAGAACATACAAGAACACCAGAAGCGTGAACACCAAAATTAGAATATGTTCCAACTAATTGAATGGCGCTATCTAATTCTTCTTTCCACTGGTTATAGTAATGCTTAAACTCTTCATTTTCTTGAATAGTTTCTTCGATTGTTGTTCCTGGTTTTTTAGAAATACAAGCAGAAATCTTTAAAGCTTGATTGTGAAAATCATTAGGGTATGTATCTTGAAAATTTGTTGAAGCTTTAAGACATCCAACAACAGAGTTTTTTGCAGCGTATTTACCCCAAGTACCAATTTGCGCTACGTGATCTTCTCCAAATCTATCTTTAGTCCAATCGATTACTTCAGAACGACGAGAATCATCAATATCAGTATCAACGTCAGGAAGAGCGGCAACTTTAGAGATTACAAGACCATCACTAGGCATTTCTTCAGTAATTTCTAAAATATGAGCAGTCCAAAGTTGAGATTCATTATTCTTAGTTTTAATGCCCATTTTTGCAAGATTATAAATGTATGAAGAAAGACCTTGATTCTCCAATACCCATAATTCTTTTTCAATTTCAGGCTCAAATTTCTTATATTCAGGAAAATATTCTAACCATTGTTTGGTGATATTTCTTAACTTCTTACTGTAAGGAATTTGATCCATTTCACCATATTCATTGATGAATTGTTTTGCTGGAAATTCAGATATATCTATACTGTATTGAGTTCCACGGCCAGGGTTTAGGAAGCGTTCAAACATCAAATTCCAACGTACTGGATCTACATTACAAACCTCAAGACAGAAGTTTACTAATGATCCAACACCAGATCCACGAATGCCAAAATGGATGTCTTTATGCTTCATGAACTCGACTAATTCTCTTTGAATTAAGAAGTAGTCAGTTACACCCATGTACCAAATTTGACGCAATTCACTATCAAGACGAGCTAGATAATTGTTAGTAAATAAATTTGCTTGACGTAAACCAGAGATACAAAGGAAAGCTAAATAAGCTTCATTTGCTTTGTGGTGAGGAAGTTTAGATTTCCAGAAATTATTGAACTCTTGATTGTCTTTTGGAATACGAGCAGCTGGAAGTAAGTGAGGAACGTCAAGCTTAAAGAAATCTTCCACCATTTCAGATATAAGGACAGAATTCTTTAATGCATCAGGCACACTCGAACCAAAAATCTTATGCATATCATCATAAGGTTTTAGATAGAATTGATGACTTCCGTAAGCTTCTTTTTTGCCATTCTTCTTGTCAGTTCTGCTGTCTCTTTGATCACGCATTTGGATAAGAACATCATGGATTTTCCAGTCTAGTTTATCAAGATAGTGAACATCATTAGAAGCTACAACTGGAAGATCATATTTATTGGCAATATCTAGGAGGAAGGGCGTATTGTGTGCTTGTTCATCAATTCCGTGATGTTGCAATTCAATGAAATATCGATCTTGAAATACATTTTTGAAGCGATTGACAACACTATTAGCTGTTTCAACATCTTCTCTCATTAGGGATTGATTAAGTTCAGAAGCAAGACAGCCTGAAAGAGCAATTACGCCTTCAGAGTGCTTTTCAATACAGCCCCAGTCAACACGAGGAGAATAATAGAAGGCATCAGGATCATTGCCAAGAGCGGAAAGAGAAAGAAGATTCTTATATCCTGTTTCATTTTGAGCAAGAAGAGTTAGATGGTTTAATTTTTTACGCCGACCATCTTCTGTTTTACTCTTGTCAAAACGATCTTCACAAGTGTAAACTTCTATGCCAATGATAGGTTTGATTGGATCTAAGGTGCTATAGGAGCGACAAGCTTCAACAAATTCTACAGCACCACCCATTTTTCCATGATCTGTAATTGCTGCAGCTCGGAATCCCATTTCTCGTGCTTTAAGTGCATATTTGGCTGGAGTAGGGAGAGCATCTTGTATGGAAAAATGCGTATGGGCGTGTAAATGAACGAAATCTTTATTAGAACTACACATAAAATGCCTCTTTCACAAGCGCCGTCAAAGACAGTCATACACTTGTAATATTAGAGAATTGCTTTATTGCGACTCGAATAAAGTTTACCATTTTTTTCGTGATAATGCCTTGGTTCTAAATTAAGAATCAGGTTTTTATCAATTACTTTCAATGCCTTTGGACGAGTTCGCAAAGGCAATCTGTCAAACTCCAATAGCCTATAAGAATTAGAAATTTGTTTACAGATAATATAAGAATAATTTTTTTGGATGAGTTTGAGTTTCTTATACTCTTGCACTTGCTCATTTGTAAGGGATAATTTTGTCTTTTTTAAAGTTTTATCTATAACTTCGTGGTTTTGCCTTGAAGATATATATTTGCAATTTTTTATAGCATTTCTTATAGTAGATTCGCTTTGTCCAGTATAGAAAGAAATAGTTTGTATGGCTACTGGTCTTTCGTCTTCATAACGAGCAGTGAAAATAGAAATCAATAATTCTTTGACATGTTTAGAACTTTGACTTTGAAGAGCTGAAATTGGAACTGCTACAGGTTTTGATCTAGTAATTTCAGGCTTTAGACGATTGATTATTCTGTTTATAGAAAATAAACAAACAGTCTTTTTACCTGTACTACCGTGAGGAGTTGTCCAATAAAGATCAACTCCTTTTTTTATTTTTTCATAAACAAAAGTAGATGAAAATTGAAATACTTTTTTAGCTATATTTAAAATTTCTTCAACAGGAACGATACCAGAATTATTCTCATCAATTAATTTGGAAATAGCCCAAAGAATATAAACATCCACTTCATTGTGTTTTAAGACTTGGGCTATTACTTCAGGATTGAGAATTATCGTTTTGGACATTGTTAGCTAAATCTTCTAGTATCTTATTGGCTCCAGACCAAAAAATATACTCATAAATTTCTTCATCAGTATATCCTGGATTTTCTGCTAACATAAGCTGATTGATAAAATGAACTTTATTTGCAGTGAAACCTTTGACTAAAATATTAACTGGAATTTCTACTGGGGCCTTATCTAAAGTCATTTTTAGTTTTTCAATAATTTCAGTGCTGTTCATTTAATTCTCCCATCTTTATTTTTGCATCTTTGATAAAAGTTTTCCATAGACTATTTAGGGCTTGATGATTATTTTTATGCAATTCGTCATCTATTTGCTTATAAACAGAATCAGTCCAATCAATAAATTTTGGATTTAAGTTGGTAAGCCTTTCGTATTTCTTAATCTTTTCAGAAAAAGCAATAAGGAAATTTACTTCACTTACTCCACCAGGGTAATTGCTAGAATTGTTTTCTTTTTCAAGGTATTTCTTTATAGTATTGTTTACTTCACGCATAATATATTTAGCGTCAAAGTCAACAGTTTCTATGTCAATATTTGCATATATAGAAAGCTTTTGAATTGCTTCTATAAAATTAAATCCTTCTACTTCTTGAACAAGCTTTATTAAGTCTCCAGATGCTCCACAGCCAAAACAATTGTATGTATTTGAAGCAACGTTAACTCCAAAAGATGGATTATTGTCGTTGTGATCAGGCATTGGGCATCTTGTATTAGCCCAATCACTATTTTTTGAAATTATAAAATCTGAATCGTAAACAGACTCCATAAATTCCATAATATTAATTGATTCAACAAGATTGTCAATAAAATTTCTTGTTATCTTAGTGCTGTTCAAAGAGCATCCAATCTGGAACTTGAAGTTCACGATCATCATCTAGATTTACTGGAGTGTAATCATCTTCTTCTTCAACTTGATCTTTGTCAAAAACATTATCATCAAATGCAGAAGCAGGACGTTTGATAGGAGTTTTGCCATCTGTTTTTGGCAATTCTTTAACAGTAGTATTTCCTGTGGCTACTCCATGTAAGGCCAGAATTTGTTGTTGTTCTTCTTCTTCGAGTTCAGTAACTTTATTGAATTCTCTATTCATTCGGATAGGAAATGGATTAAACCAAGCATCACGCATTTTGACAGGATGCAAAATACAATATCCATGTTCTCTGTTGGGTTCCATAGCAATTGCGTAAGTACAAAGGTGCATCAAATTTTGTCCACCAGATGCAGCAGCTTGATCATAAGACATAAATTTCTTTTCATCTTTTGACTTACGTGAATCCCTAATTGTATCCCGATTGATCTGTTGAGCCGTAAGTACTGGAATATTGTATCTTTTGGCAAGCAAAAACAAACCCTTTACAGCTTGAGACTGATTTTCCCAATCTTTTGCTCCAGCAGTTGCTTTACGCACAGTCATATTTCCAATATAGTCAACAACAAGTAAGTCTGGTTTACCTTTAGAAGCAATTAATTCTCTTATTTTTTGGTCAATGTATTCAGGAGTAGGATCTTCCATGTTGACATCGTATTCAAAATAAGGGCCATCTTCTTGAGATTTCAGACCATCATAAATTGTTTTCATTTCATCTGGAGATAAGTCAGTTCCCTTAATTTGATCATAAGGAATTTCAAAACTTAATGAAACGTGGCGAAGCAAACAAAGCCAAGAGTTCATTTCAAAAGATAAGTAAAGAACTTTCTTTTTACAAACTTTATTTGCATGTAAAGCTGAGTTTAAGAGCATGACACTCTTACCACCAGAAGATGGAGCAAGGAATACAATAATTTGACCAGGCATCCAACCAAAAGTCTTAGAGTCTATGTTACTAATTCCGCATTCAATACCTTTATATAATTCAGGTTGAGTAAGACGTTTTTGATATTCATTTTTGAAAAAATCAGCGCTATCTGAAACATCAAAATTTTGCTTGTCATTAAATGAATCAGTAATGTCAGCTTGAATAATATCTATCTTGTCTTGAATTGTTTCAATCGTCTTTTTCAAGTTGCCTTCAGAAAGATATTCATTGGTTTCTTCAAAAGCTATTGTGAGGTTGCGAAGACCTGCAAATTTCTTGAGTTGTGAAATAACTTCAAAGAAATCATTTTCATCACAGTCAGAATTTTCAATTTCATCCCACAAAGAGACTAATTTACGTCTATCAATTTCTTTTACTTTGTGTTCATTGAGTTTAGATTCTAAGACAAATGAAGTTACAAGACTCCCTTTGCTTTCTTCCCAATATTGTTGAATAAGTGCAAATAAGCTTTTTGTATACGACAATTTCTCATTTTGTTCTTGAAAAACAAAATGATCTAGAGACAAGTTTCTCAAGAGTGCTTTGTCCATACACCTAGTACTTTTGGTGATTGCAGACAAACACATAATTTCCAATGTTCTTTGATCTAATTTCATCTTGTGTATGGCAATCTCATAGTTAAACAATTACGCAATAAGGAATTCCATCCTGAACTGCTACTAACAGAAGAAGCTCCCCCAGAAACCATTAGGACAAAAGGTTTTCCAGAGTTTACCCTGGATTTTGCTAGTCTGTCCAAATTTTGAGGAAATTGAGGATGAGTGTGTTTGTACTGTTCAATGCCATCAATTGCAATGAAATCAAGATTTTTGAACTCTTCGTTCATTTTGTCGAATTCATCTTTTTTGTCAAAATCACTCAAGATGCTTATAATTTCAGTCCAATCATAATATTTGGCTGACAATCCTTTTTTTATTGCTGATTGAACAAGTACAGCAGCGATAAAAGTTTTTCCACTTCCAACTTTACCGTCAAATATCAATGACTGTAATTTGGTCCTCATGTTGCCTGTGTGAATAATGGTTGGAGAGTCATTGTTTAGGATGTTTACTAAATTCTTTTCAAAGTAAGTAAGCATTTTGTAAACTCTTTCACTGTTGATTTGCTCCATCCCCAAATCTCTTCCATGAGCGTCAGTTCGAGTGTTCCAATCATCAATAGTTTTACCAATAAAAATTCTTGGCACATTGGATTTAGCATATAGTTCTTTGAGAAATTTTTCTTTCTCACAAGAACACATTACAGATTTACCTTTTATGTTTGTGGTGTAGCCAGAATAATCACAAAGAGGACACCCAATGCCTTTGCTGATTTTGTATCTTCTAGCACCTTCTTTAAGGTTATCTACAGTAAGTCCCAGTATATCTTTGAAATCTGGCTCATTCATTACAAATCATCCTCGTTTTCATTGTATCGCTTAATTTCTGAATTGCTACTAGAGGCATTCCTGGCTCTTTCACTAGCCCAAGAACGCAAAAACTGTATCTCTTCTTTCATAAGTTTAGACAATGGAACCGAGTCTTGTATAGCCTTTACAATGTCAGATGTAATAATTTCTCTCTTATCATCACTAAAGGCTTCATATAATGCTGCTTCTATGGCAGCTTCAATTTCAGCACCAGTGAAACTTTCAGATAAATCAGCCAATAATTCTAAATTGAAGTTTTTGGGATTTCTATTTCTTTTCTCAAGATGGATCTTAAAAATAGTTTTTCTTTCTAATAACTTAGGAAGATCAACAAAGAAAATTTCATCAAATCTACCTTTTCTCAACAGTTCGGGAGGAAGTGAAGTCACATCATTAGCAGTAGCAACAACAAATACTGGAGATTGTCTATCCTGCATCCAAGTAAGCCAAGACCCTAAGACTCTAGAAGTTGTTCCGCCGTCTGTAGATCCTGAAGCTCTACTACCTGACATGCCTTTATCAATTTCATCGCACCAAAGAATGCAAGGTGCTACACTTTCTGCAACCTTGAAAACTTGACGCATATTTTGTTCAGAGCTTCCAACAAGCCCAGAGAAAACTTTGCCCATATCAAGTCTTAATAAAGGGAAATTCCAAAAAGAAGAAATAGCTTTGGCAAATAGTGATTTACCAGCACCTTGAATTCCAACAAGTAAAATACCTTTAGGATTTGCTGGTAGTCCGTAATCAAAAGCATCTTCAGAAAAAGCATCTTTACGTTTTTCAAGCCAAGACTTTAAACCCGTTAGGCCACCGATACTATTCATATCAGTAGGGTCATCAATCCAATCTAATAGGCCTGATTTACGAATAATATCTTTCTTTTGTTGGATAATTGATTCAGGCAATAATGATGTGTGCTTAATCATACAATAAGTACAAACTTGCTCACATTCAGATATAGTCAAGCCTCTGAAGCAATTGACTACATTGTCAAGTTCTTCTTTAGAGTATGATGTTTGAAATTTAGCAGCAAGATCAGGTCTTTTAGATGCTTTGTCTAGAAGATAAGTAATTTTTTCTGTTATTTCATCTTTACTAGGTAGTGGAAAATCAATCACAGGAACAGACTTTTCTAAATCTGTGGGTAATTCTAGTACTGAAGAAAGAATTATTATTGCTTTGTTTTCTGTGGAAAAATCAAAACTTAAGTTTTTTAATTGACGGACAACTTTAATTTCAACTTGCCCACGGTAATTTCCAGAACCAAAAAATTTGTTGTAATCTTTTAGCACCAAGATACAAAATTTATTCTTTGGTACTATAAGTTTTTTAAACCAGCCCAATACTTCTTCTTGATCTAAAACACATTCAGAAGCTTTTGCTGGTAAGAATTCTGGAAAAGTAGAATGTAATCCAGAAACAATATCCCATTTCAATAGATCCCAAGAAGTATCAGCTTTGGAACATAAACTTTCCAAAGCTGACATTACTCTATTTTCTTCTTGAGAAACTAAATATAAGACAGTTCTTTTAGATCTTACAAGTAGCTCAATTTCATCAATTGTTTGATTGCTGTCCATTTAAAAACTTATCAAATTGAAATCTTGGATTACCTGGATAATCTTCATCTCTCCACCAGGTTTCTTCCTTGTATTTAGCCGTGTATTTAGCGAAAATTTCACGCCAATCAAGTAATTCAAATGTAGGAAGATATGGAGAACGGGAAATGGATTTTTGAAAAGTATCTTCTATAAGTTTCTTTTCTTCTGCTGAACCCTTAGAGAGAGTTTCAAATAATTGATTCAATCCAGAAATAAAATCATCATTTGAAATTTTATGTGTATGGGCATAATAAGTACATACAATAGGAATTCCAAATTTGGAAAACAATTCTTTTGAACGTCCAAGTTTTGCCAGTTTCATAACTTCATCATAAATATCAATAAGAGTTGCAGAGCTGTTTGTATTAATGACATCCTGATAATAACGATTTAAATAATGAGGAAATTCCATAAGCAAGAAATGTCCTGATCTTTGCATGATCATTGGCTTGTTGATGAAACACCAATCAATAAATTTCTTCGTCCATTCATTTTTATCAAGCTTATTGTCTTCCATAAAATCTGCAATGATGTTTATGATTTTATTATCCGATGTGTAAGTAACACGGTAAACACCATTAAAAGCTTTTTTATATTCATTGAAGAAATAGTCTGTAAAATTCTTTGCAGTCCAATCCTTAAGATCTTCTGGGGCATCTTTCAAAGTTTTAACTATAGGCTTCTTGCGTTGACGTTTATTTGCTTGAAATGGATTTGATAATTCAGATTGAAGAGGAATGTGTTGCATGTAAATACCTTTCACAAAATCATAAGTCGGATCACTAATTGCCTTCATTTTCTTCCTCAATTACATCAAAATTTTGCATATCTTTTATCTCTTCTATAGTAGTTTCTTTTACTTTGGCTATGCCATTTTCTTTATATACTAGATAATTTTTTGATGATATAAGGGCAAATTTTTCTGGAGAGTGAGTGATGAGTATATTTTGCAAACCTAATTCCGTATTATATTTCTTCATAAATTTCAATAAATATTTCATTACACCATCCCTAGAAACAGCAGAAAATGCTTCATCTAAGAAATAAGCACCTGTGTATCCATTATAAGTTCCAAAGGCAATACGCAATACATAACTGATTATTTCATGCAGTCCTCCTCCACTTGTTCCACGTAAAGGACGTTTTACTAACTCACCATCAATCAATTTTTCCATTACTGGCAGAATTGTAAATTGACTTGTATTTTCACTTTCCTTTTGGCTTATTTCTTTCATTTCCATAGTGAAAGTATAATCTTGACTATACATATCTCTTGACCAAGCAGTAACTAATTCTTCAATTGAAGCAATTGCATTAAGTCTGGTTTCTTGTGCTATTTGGCGAATAAATATACTAGCTTTTTTGTTGAGTTCTTTGTCAACTTCTAACTCTTTTATCTTACTTTCTTGTTCTTCTAAAAGAGTTTGTAAGGTTTTGCGTTCTGCTTCAAGAGTAATTAACTCTCTTTCAAGTTTACTACAAAAGCTTTTTATTTGTTGAAGATCCAAGACTACTCTCCTTCAAGTTCAGCAACTTTATCTTGTAATTCCTGAAGTTTGCTTTCTAATTCGGATTGCTTATTTGTAATTAAGTTCTTAAGATCTTTTGGTTTGCAGCCATAATTGTTTTTGCAAGTTTGTACTAAATCATCATATTCAGTTTTAAATTGCTCAAGTTGTGGAGATAAAACTTGAACTTTACCTTCAGCATTTCCTTTTTTCTTTTTGTATCCTTCTATGTGATCTAGGATTTCTTTAGATGTCATTTTTTTCATTCCCCCTTAATAGTCTTGGTATTGACAGTCTTAACAGCATTGATAGCTAAATCAATAATTTCATTGCTAATATTAGCGTTTTCTGCTTTAGTTCTTAGTGCGGAGAGTTTATCATCAAGATTTGTAAACTGCCATGATGTAGTTCTCATGTTTGCAACCTTAAGTTTAAACTCATGTGTATCTTTCTTAAGTTCTTTCGCTGCTTGCATTTCTTCAATCTTGAAAACTTCACTAGCTGGTTTTGCAGATTTAAGTTTGATATATTCTTCGTTTTGAATTTCACCATCCAATGTATAGTCAAGAATTAATATTTTAATGTCTTTTTCTAAATTGTCTCTTGACGCTGAATATCTGCTGATTGAACCAGGGTTTATAAATCGCTTTCCATCACTTCTTGTTTGCGTCATTTCATGATGTATATGACCTGAAATGACTAGATTTGTATTGGGATGCAAAGGTGTATCCTCGAAAAGATAAGCATATTCAGCAAACCTATCAAGTTTTGTTGAGATTGATGCATGACAAACCCAAATAATTGCTGATGAAGTTGTAAGAAAACCTTGCTTTATTTCTCTGTCTAGAGATGGAGTGTAATGAGCAAAAGATATACCCAAAGAAGGTTCATAGTCTTTCTTAATCAATAATCCAGCAGAAATAAGTGTTCCTAAAGCAGTCTTTTCAAGATTTGAAGAACTATCAAGATCGTGATTTCCTACACAAATATAGATAGGAAATGACCAAGGTTTATTACCATTTGGTATACCTTTCAAAATTTCCAAAGTTTGATTTCGTAAAAGTGGTCCAACTTCATAAACTTCAAATAGATCGCCAAGAAGAACAACGGCATCAAGCTTTCTTTCTTCAGCAATTTGAAAACATTCAATAAGCTTTGTTCTGATTGATAAACTATAATCATCAAGTCTATTTTTTGGTTGCCTGTCCATTAAATGGATATCACCAACAAACATGACTTTATTTTGTTTAATTATATTATTCATGATAGTCTCTGGCACACACAGAATCTTCCACAGGATTCACAGCTTTCAAAATTTTCTCTAGCGTAAGTCTCCAAAGATTCAATCTCTTCATCACATTCTTTGATAATTTGATTTAGTTTTTCAATATCTTCTAATTTAGCATCAATTTTTGAGTTTGTATTTTCAATATCAGAATCCAGCTTCTCCATAGTTAATAATTCAGTATGAATGGAATCACAGTTAGAAATAAGTTGACCTATATCACCTTCAGCAATTTCGTAATAATGATTGTAACTCTTTTCAGCAGTTTTATATTGAGTCACTTTATTTGAAATATTTTCGATTAAAATAAGACCATCTGATATGTCATTATAATTTTTAGTCAACTCTGGAATAATTGTGCTATAAAGTTCTTCAAGTGCTTCATATTTGATTTTTTCATTTTTACAATCAACATATTGTTTGTAAGCTTTGTAAAAATCATCAACAAATTCTTCTAAAGTATCAATTTCAGACTCTAAATTTTCATAATCTTGAATGAGATCTTTGAGCTTATTGAAATTTTCTATTCTTTCATCAAGATTTTCAAATGGCTTTAATTTTGTTTTGGTAGAATCAAGTTCGGCAGACACTCTTTTTATATCCGCTGAAATTTTATTAACTTCAGAGTTAAGTAATGATCCTGCTTGTTCTAGATCATCTAATCTTAAGAGTTTTGAAATATCTTTTGGTATCGATGTATCTGTAGAATTGATAAGAAATAATTTATCTTCTTGAGTGGCAAAAGGAACATAAGCATGAGCTGTCCTTGGTGTATGTCCGATAAATTCTACAACATCTTTTGGAAGATCAGAGCCAAATTTTGCGTGTTTGACAAGTTCTAGTCCAAAATACTGATACTCTACTTCATTTACAGTGCCTTTAGTTCGTTTTAAGTAATCGCCATTCTTAAAAATGACAGTTATTTCAGTATTTTTCTGTCCATTTTTAACATCATATGACTTCCATTCATTCTCAAATACAAACATGAATGCACGAAACAAAGCTGACTTGCCACAGTCAGATGAACCTGTAATTACTGTCAAACCAGATCCAAAAGTTAAAAAAGTATCTTCGTGATTCTGAAAATTCTTTATACGAATGCTTTCTATATGCCTATTCATCGTATTAGCATTGTAGACAATATATCTGGAAAATGCAAGTCTACAAAATCTAATCTAGCTCTTTGGATAGAGCTTGGTATATCAAAAACATTTGGAATTTCAATTTTATATAGTTCTGCTCTAATTAATTTTATTGGATTGTTGGTCATAGGGCAACATTTATTTGTTTTGCCATTATGTAATTTATTGCAACTCATACAAAGAAATTCAGCAGACTTAAAATATGGTATGAAAAAATCAACTGTAATATCAAGTTCTATCTTACGAAATTTTATATATGTGTGATTATTAAAATCTTTATAATTATCACATATCTTTCTAAACGTATTTCCTTTATTGTCTACAGTCAAAGTAGATGGTATCTTGATTTCATAATCATTGGGAAAAACAAATTTAGTATCAGACAACATGCCTGGAACTGCCAAACAGCATAGGAGTTCATTGTTCATTTGTGAAAATCTATATAATGCTGGCTTCTTCATGGGAGGGAATTGTGAAAATTAGTATTGATCGGGATATGCTACTTACAGAATTATACGATTTACGAGCAATTTTGACAGAAGCAGCGTTAGAATCAGATGAGGCTAGAAAAGGGAAGCTTAAGCTAGATGAGATTCTGACTATGATTATGAATAGCCCTCAATCAGAAAACAATTCATCTTATCCAAAGCCAAAATTAAGGAGAGGTTAATGACACAGGTAAGACTGGAAGAAATTTTATCACAAGAACAAATTTCCAACAATGAATTAGCGGAAATATTAGGGGATATGTTTGTTTCATTTAGCAAGCATCTGAAAGACTTAAAAAATCAATTGAGTTCTCTTAGTGAAGAATTGGACGACTTAAAAAAAGAAATCCAAGCTATAGAAGATCAATCTAAGCTTGGATTTGGAATAATTTTAGAGGATGAGGAAGATTAATCTTCCTCATCAATCATTTTAATTCTGACAATAAATGGTTGATCTGTCTCATAACTAGCCCAAGTGGAAGAATCTATCTGATAAACGTCTGTACTTCCAGTGTGAGGACAAACAATATTAGGCTGATCATCCTTGCTGTTCATAACAACATCAATTACTGATAAACGATTACGATCTTTTTTGAACGCTGATTCATTCAAAGTTGTATCAAAATCAGTATCAATAATTCCCAAAGATCTTTCACCTTCTTCAGTTAGATCATCGTCATCCATATCATCAAGAAGATCAATATCGTCCACAGGAACTTCAATTTCAACAGTTACGCCATCTCGTACAACATACATCTTTTCAAACTTCATGTTATGTGAATCACCGTCCACTCCCATAAGTTCATCCATAGCAGCCCTAGTTTGTGCTTCAGCTGTTTTTTCATCTACAATTACGCCAGCAACTTTTCGTTCTTCCATCTTGTTTCCTATGCTATATTTTTGTCAGTAAAATCATAAAGATTGAAATTTATCTTTATTGGGTAATTTAATCCGCCAATAGGAATGAATGTAAATACTTCAGGCACATTCTTTTCTACCTTGATACATAATACATCTGATTCTTTTTTGACAGATACAAAATCAGTCATTGTAATTTTACCCTTATGTGAAAATACAAGCAATCCATCACCACCACGAGGAGAGAAAGACATCTTCATAATTCCTGATTTACGAGGAATTACGGTGAGCTTTATATCAGAACCATATTGACCTAAAACTGTGCCTTCAATCTTTTCTCCAATTACAACTGATGATGGAATTTTCATATAAACATCTAGAGATTTTTCTAGCTTGTAATCTAACTGCAAAACATCAAGGTAATTTATTGGATTGTTCTCTACACCCAATCTGCATACTACCCTATCATTTTGCTGAAATTCGCCCTCAATAATGCCAGATATAGTATCTTCTGGATCTAATATGCAGTAGACATTAAGAAGGGCAGTAGTTTGTTTGGCTGTGAAGAAGTTTCTGATTGAATATGCGCCTGCTCTGTCTGGTAAAAAGTGAGCATTGAAAGATTTTTTTAATGACTTCACTTTAAGATCAGAATTCATATAAAACTTTTGTGGTTTATCTGTTCCATTTTTATAATGAACAAAATATCTCACTCTTGTATTTTGGGTGTATTTCCTATCGTGTAATATTCCTGACTTATTAATTGTTTCTGGGTTATTCAAGTATAACAAATAAGATGTTTGTTGAGAATTTAAAATAAATAAAGCCGCAATCAAGCATTTGATCACAGCATATAACTTAAGAGAGAACGCCATTGTTAAACCCTCCAAGGACTAACGTTAAACTAGCTTTAATATTCTAGATATAAAGGGCTGAAAACTCCTTAAAAAGAAAAGTAATCATATCTCATATTTGGAACCAGTTTATGTTCAATTTTAAAAAATACGTATCAGCTGCAGATTTGTCTAAAAGAGTTAATCCTGAAGATATTCCAGGAGAGACTGTAGAACAAAAAGCTGCCTATATTTCTGAATACCTTGATAGAGAAATTGGTGAAAAATTAGCAGCTGGAGAAATTGGTATTGAGGCTGCTTACAAATTGCTTGCAGAAACAAAGGTAACTGGTGTTTCAGAGCAATTCCAATTCTTAGAGAGATATAGATCAAATATCGCAAACTTATTACAGTCTGCTGCAACTATTAAGTCTACATTGTCACAAACAGAATTATCAAAAGAGCAAATTTCTCAATTAATAATCAGAAAATTATTAGAAAGAACAAATCAAGTTTTTATTCCAGAGCTTGTTGAACTAAGTAGAACTGATAAAAGAAGCACTGATGAAGTAAGCGTAATATTGGATAAACTTCCTGATTATCAAGATCCTGATGAAATTACTTCAATCAAATTATGGATATCTAGAGAAATACAAAAAGAAATTCAGGGCATTATTGAAGAATTTCTTGAAATGAAAGATAGAGCATTAAGAATTCCAAACTTTGATGAAAATGACTTAAGAACTATCGTCATAAACACAAGAGGTGAAGCTTTGAAAATTTTATTCCCAGATCGGCGTAAAACTTCCAAAAATCCTTTACCATCAAAATTTACCGACCCTGTTGTAATTAGAGACGTTGAAAATATCAATGATGATATTCAAAAATTAATCAGAAGAACAAATTTTAAGTCAGATTGGGGATGGACAAAAATCTTATCTCTATCCAATAAATTAAGTCAAGAAGAAATTGCACGATGGAGTAAGCTGATAGATCACCCTGTTGAACTTAATTTATATAAAATTCTTACAAATGCAGGTTTGATGAGTGTTGGTACATCTAGTACTGGCGCTGAAGAACCTGTCAAAGTTAAGGAGTTGGGTTTCAACAATCCTGAATTAAGATCTAAGTATTATAGAATTTTCTTCCCAGCTTTTGATCCTGCTAGTGGTTTGCCTTTCATATCTGAATCTGAAAATAGATACATACAAGAAACTTTTGGCGGAAGAGATCCTAGAACATTTCAATATGGCGATGATAGAAGAATGGATTTTATCAAACGTTCTCAATTTAGAGAAAAAATGAATTACGCCAAAGAACGCTTATATGAGTTTATTACAAATGGTTATGATGGGCCTGCTCTTTATAAGCTTATAAATTCTAAAGAACTTTCTTTAGATGAGGGCGGATTAGCCATCCAATATTATTTTAGAAGTATTTGCAAATCAAACCTCAATAGATTCATTGCAGATTTGAGAGACATTGGACTTTCTGAACATTATGATTCATTATCAGCCAAAGGTATGAAAGCTGATCCAAATTATGAGGGTTTGAGATTGATAACTAGATCTACTGAAGAAGCAAAGATCATTCAAATACTAAGAAATCAATTTTACATTGACGCTGTTCCTTACCAAGTGTTGATTCCAGTCCCTACAGATTGCCCTACAAATAATAACAATTTTGATGTTGATTTTATGATGTATGTTGACACTCTAGAATATATTGACCCAGTATCATTTATGCCTGTGATAAAGCCAAAAATTATGTTTGTTGGAGAGTATTTTGGTTTTGACAGTGATAAAGATAAAACAATTATTGATAGAGGCGTATCATGGGTAGACCCTGATGGAAATATATTCACACCATCACCTAGAAGATCTTCAGTTAATGGAGAAATCTTAAAAGAGTTTGAGCCAATTTCACCCGGAAATAAAGCTTCTGAAGGTGGAGTTTACGAACTTAAAACTTTGTGGAAAAAAAGAACATATGAGGCGATCTCTCACATAGTGGGAGCAGACAACTTGTATTTTGACGAACAAGACATAAAACAGCCTTACTATACTATTGCACAAAAGCTTGATGAAAAAGACATCATTTACACTTTTTCAGGATACAAATCAACTAATTTCTGCAAAGCAAAAAAATTAATTGATGCAAGTTTAGATTTTGAATTAAAAGAAAAACTTGACAGTCCTGAATATCAAATGCAACAACTCAATGACGATAAAAATAAATGCCTTAGAGTAATTGAATCAGCAATTTTACATTATAAAATGCAAAAAGCTTTAAGACAAGCAAAAAAAGAATTTATAGGAAAATCTGGTTTTGATAGACAGACATTAGCTTCGCATAAAAGTTATGTGGATGGTTTGAGAGCTAATATCAACAATGGTCTCAGAATCATAAATAGTCCAAATTCATCAATGGATCAAAGAATTTCTGCACAAAATATGATTCAACAAAATCAAAGTGAATTTAATAGCTTAAACGAATCTCCTTTACTTACATTCAAGAAAAGATTTGAAGAAATTTTGACTGATCAAAAGCATATGGCAATTTTAGATCAATTTAATGAACTCAAAAAATCTATAGAAAATGGATCAATTTCTCCAGACTTACAAAAACTCAGAATATATCTTCTTGAAATAGACGAAGGTGTGTTTGGATTTGTCCCTGATCCAGAACAATTATAATATGGCAATTTACACGTCGGATCACATTGGTAAATGGTACTGGCTTAAGTATGACAATAAAATTGTCTTAGCTGAAGAATTTACTACTGAATTATCTAGATCAGTTTCAAATAAAAAATTGATTCAAGGTGATGCTGGAGTTCATGTTATGTCTGTAAATGGCAAAACTATGACAAGTACTATTAGTTCGGATGTTTTAATAGAAATACCACAACCAAAGTCCCTTATAAATGGACCAGTTCCTAGTGTTGTAATTCCACCTTACAACCCTGGATACAAAGATGTTTTGGATTTATTGATTGATGACTTTGCATTGATAAGAGCAAATTTATATAATCCCGATTATTGGTATATGCGGCCTAAAAATCTTCTTACTTCTGCTTCTCTTCAAATAGGAAACACAATTAGATGTTCATTAAATTACAATGCATACTATGATCAAATTTTTGAACTAATACAATTTGCTGATGTTTTTCCTTCAAACTATGATTTTTTAGCTAGAGTGGCTAAAAACTATGATTGTAGATTTTATGCTACAGACGGATATGATCATTTATTAAAAGTATTATCAGGATCAATTAATATTACTGTAAATTATTCTAAAATGTATCTTGCTGGAACGGAGTCAGAATATCCAATCTACTCTCCACAAGGATATGAAGTTTCTGGTTCTATTACGATACCAGCCAGAAGTTGGAATCAATTAAGAGACTTATTTAATTCAAAAGTTGTTACTTACACAAACTTTTCTTTACTTGTAGGCACTAGATATTTAAGATTAGGCCAAGCAGTAATTGAAGATAAAATGAATTTAACAATGGGTGATAATTTAATGACAGCTGAAATTTCATTCAAAGGATACGGAAGACTGTAATGCCAATTTTGTCTGCAGAATTACTAGCAAATTACTATGCTATTACCTTGAATGGCAAAACATATATACTTGACTCTTGGAATGAAAATTTACAACAAGATATAAATGATAAATCATTCATGCAAGGCGATATTGCAAACAGAATTGTAGATGTCAACAATCCTTTACATCAAGCAACTATGTCTGGGCCCATTTTACTACTTAAAGACCTTGATGCAGAATTGACCGTTGTAAATAACGCATATATAAATACTAATAATGCAAATAAAAATCTACCTCCATATGGAATTTATGATATTTTTGATTTAATAATCGAAAATCTAGGTATTGTATCAAGGCCAATTACAGAAACTACAGACTTGCCTTATTTCATAGACAATGGTTCTATTTCTATGAATTTTTCAGATGTAGTTTCTACAGTCACATTAACAAGTGTTTATCCACAAGGTTTTGAACGCACACAAAATCTTGGTTTTTCTAAATCATCAGCCGTAAAGAATTTAGAAGAAGCTAGAATTCTCGGCAGAACTGTTAAATTTTGGGATTTCAGATTTAGAATTTTTGGCGACTTTTATGCACTGACTCAAGCCAATATCAATATAAGAGTTGTAAGTGATAGAAAAACTAACATTGGAAATAATTTCTTTGATGGAAATACTGTGCCTGATTTTATTATAACTGGATACTCAATTTCTGGAGATGCAACTATATCAATTCCACCAAGTCAGTTTGAAAATTTCAGACTGTATCAATCACCTGGAAGTTTTAATGTATTTCAAAATTCTATTGGCATTGGTTTGATTGATTCTTATCGTGGTCATAGATTTATTGATTTTGGAAGTTATTTGATTTTACCAAGAATAGAAATGGATATGAGAGCTAATCAAATGACAACTGCAAGAATTAGTTTCAATACGTTCTTGAGAAGATCTTATTAATGTACAAGTTCTCTTATGGAAGAAGAACTTTTAAGATTTACAATACCTGGTAATCCTGTAACCAAAAAAACACACCAAAGAATTATGAGAGTTGGTGGGTATCCTAGAATTTTTCCATCTAAACAATATGAAGAATATGAAAAATATTGCAAACAATATTGTTTAGATGTTTGGAAAAACTTAGACAAAGACCCAATGAAGTTTGGTGTAGCTATCAAAATAAAAGTTTGGCTTTCTCGTTGGATTTTGCCTGATCATGTCGGAATATTGCAATCTATTGGAGATATTCTAGAAAAATGGAGTGTTATTGAAAACGACAAGTATATCCATTGGACAGACTTTGATCCTACTTCCAACACAAGAGATCATTGGTTCCAAGGAATTGATAAAGAGAATCCTAGAATAGAAATTATAATTTTCAGATACAAGCATCTTTATGAAGATTACACCGAAGAAAAAGATGTCAAAGAAGCTGCCAAACTGGAAAGAAAAAAAGCAAGAGAACTTAAAAATCTAGGAAAAGACTAATGATAGAGATAGTGAATTTCGAAATCAATGAAGATTTTTCGGAAACACCTTTGATGAAAAACCTCAAGCAGACATTATGCTTGAGTAATTTTTTTGAATCGCTGCCAGAACTATGGAAGCTTGATGACTTATATATGGAATGCGTAAGTGAATATTTGAGAATAAGAACAACTCAATTAATCTACACCCCGTTGTGGGGAATCTCCATAGACTATTCAAGCAAAGTTGGCTTGATTACAGTAGAAAAATTTTATCCTATTATTAAATATTAAAAGCAGGCTTTTCAGCCTGCTTTTAATATTGGATTGTTCTTAATTATGCGTTAGGAACAATATAGTGTGGTTCTGTGTCAGTAATTGTAAACTCACCAGAAATTCCAAGAGGGGTTACAACTTCCTTCATTCGCTCTTGAAGCGCTTGAGTATTCTCATTCAATGCTTCGTTGATTGCAGCCAATTGCTGTTGAGCTTGCTGAAGCTGAGCTGCATATTGCTGAGCAACATTTACAAACTCAAGAACATCAGACTTCTGAGCCTTGAGCTCAAGTAACGACTGACGCATAGAAACTAACTCAAGATACTCATCGTGGGAGATTGCAGGTTGCTCCTGCTCCTCGCTAACTACTGCCGAAACGTCTGTAGACTCGTCCATTTGATATATATCCTTTTGATCCCTTGATCTCAATTATGATACCAAATTATTTGTGTTTGTCAACTCTTGATATAAAAGATATGACGGGGTATCATCCATGTATCTTTATACAATAAGAGCAGATTATGAAAACAATTTTTTTGAGTCCGTCAGACCTGGCTTTCCTTTATGATGAAAGCCCTTGGGGATTTTATCAAAAGTACAACTTGGGGATCAAACGTCCTCCAGTAATTTTACCTAAGATTTTCACTTTGATTGATGTATTAACTAAAGCATCATATTTGAACAAAAATTTAAATCAAATTGACAAATCTCTTCCTGATGCAGTTTTAGTTGACGCTGACGAATGGGTGAAGAGTAAACCAATTGCAAATCCAGATTTTCCTGATTTTGAAGTTGTTATTCGTGGAAAAATTGATGGTATCTTGCGCTACGATGATGGAACAAATACTGTAATTGATTTTAAGACTTGTGAGATTTCAGAAAAAGTCTTATCGAAATATATTCGACAATTATCATCATATAGTTATGCTATTACACATCCTATGTCTAGCACTGATCTTGCAATGAAGTTAAGAAACAATGTTGGTTTATTTGTTTTTGAGCCAGATAAATTTTATATTGACTCATATTCTGCTGCTGGACTCAAAGGCAAATTTAAGTATATTAGTTATGAAATAAATCTTGATGATTTTGAAAATTTCATTAGAAATGAAGTAATCCCATTGATCGCTGGGAAAGAGCCACCTCCAACTGATGCTGATTCTTGTTGGGTTTATTTAAAGCAATTTGGCTTTGAATACGAGGAGGAGTAAAAACTGTATCAGAATACTAAACTATATCAAGTTTAGTATTCTGATTTTTAACTATGGAAAAAAACTCATCTACATACAATAATAAACGTTTTGCTCAAAGAACAGACAATTATGCTGATTATGAAAGAAATACCAGCATTCCAGTGCCTGCATCTGGTCAAGGTTTTTTGGGACTAGGTAATACAAATCAATTAAGTTATCTTGGTTTTGCAAAGACAAGTCCTAATTTAAGAGAAGATTTTTATTCAGACTCTATTTCAAACGCAAAAGCATTTGAGCAAAGTTCAATTTATAGAAGTGATGGAAAGTTTAACGAAGAAATACGTAAGTTTATTTCTTATATGACATTGTTAAATGTTGGTAAGGAAATACCAGACTCTGATCAACCAAAAGTTAGTTGGTTAGGTAAAAATAGAAGACCCAAAGATCAATATGATGAATTTACCAACTGGTCCCAATCTGAAAGACAAAAATATTCATCTAGATTTGAAACTATGATTGGCACAAAAAGAGGGGCAATACTACAAAAAGCACTTGTTGCCTTGAAAAATGCAGAAATAGCTGCAGCAAAATATTCTTTTCCAAACGACCCAGGAGCAAAAGCAGCCACATATATGTCTGAAGCTGCCGCAAGTGAAAAACCAAGCGCTCCATCAACTACAGATTCTGGAAGCTCTGGAAGCTCTGGAAGCTCTGGAAGCTCTGGCTCATCTTCACAAAGCAGTAAACCATCTTCAAGGGATAATCAAGGTCCAATTTCATCAAAGCCAAAACCTCCTAAATTTAATTACAGCTACATGAAATCTATAAAATATATCAAGAATGCTAACGATTTGGTTTATCATGCTGCTAAACGTGCTTTGGGCTTGAAACAATCTGATGTCAACGAATTCTACACAAGTGATAATGCTCCTAAGATCAAATCAGAAATAATTAAAATTGCTGATAGTGATTACATGAATAAAATAAATCCTAAGTTAAGAAAACTCAAACAAGAAGCATTAGACAAATTGTTAGATAAAACTTTATTAAATATCAAACCTACTCCTCAGCCTGATTTGCCAGAAGAGACTGGTGCTGGTACTGCTGGACCTATGCCCACAACAACAGGGCCTGATGGTGAACAAAAAGTTTCTTCTCCAGTTCAAACTGAAGCAGGAGATGAAATTCGAGAACTTCTTGACACAGCTGAGGGTTTAGACAACAATCAATTAAAAAGATTGTGGAAAAATATGCTCAATAGAATTGATGTTTTACTAAGAAATCCTCAAATTGATAACTTGGAAAAAGTAGAATTTGATCAAAGACTTAAAGACATTATTTTAAGATATAATTTAGCTTTTCATCCTGAGGGAGGTAGACAATTAGCTTCAGGAGCTTTTGTTGTCAACACCCCTGAAGTAGTAAGTAGAATTTTATTACAAGCATTAAAAGTCAATGACACTGAAACTGCAAATAAAGCAGTAGATCAACTTAAAATCATGTTTGACGATAATCCTGAGCATGTTCCATATCAACAAATTAGAGCTAGCTTAAAACAAAAAATAAATAAACACAATTTTGACGCAGATGAAATGGTGAATAATTTTTAAAATGCCAAAGCCTGTACATGATCTAGTTGATAAATTACTTGACAATCCTGACTTCTATCCTGAAAAATCAAAAGAAGACAAAGAATCAACAGCTTGGGCAATAGCTTACTCAAATTTCAATAAAAGAAAAAAACGTAAAAAGAAAGCTTTCAATATGAAAGAATACCGTACAGCACAAAAACCAGACTAAGTCTGGTTTTTTGTTATAATAACTATATGACAAAACTTAGCCTTATTATGCTTACAAATACTGTAAATCAAGATATTTACAGAATGACACAAAATGCATTAAATTCTTTGCACAATTCGGAAGGTTCAGAAAATTTCAATGTTGTTTTAGTCGAGACAAATAAAGATTACGATTGGTCTTACAATCATGTAAATTTTTACTTGAAACCACCGATTGATTTTAATTATAATACTTATTTGAATATTGCAATTGAAAATTGTGATTCAGAATATATTGGTGTTGTAAACAATGATGTAAATTTTCACAAAGATTGGTGGACAAAAATGGAGGCAGCAATTATCAAACATAATTTAGATACTGCATCTCCACGTTCTCCAAATGAACAACATGGAATTGTTCCAAGAGCTGAAATTAAGCACAGATATACACCTGAAACAATGGTAAGAATAGGATACGAATTAATTATCAACTTCTGTGGTTGGTGCTGGATTATGAAGAAAGAAGTGAAAGATTGGCTCTTTCCTTTAGATGAACAATTTGCTTTCTTTTTCCAAGATAATGATATTATTATGAGATTGCAAGAAAAAAACTGCAAACATGGAATGGTTGCAGCTTCAAAGGTTGATCACTTCGGGCAAAAGTCTCATGGAACTTTTAAAGATCAGAACGAGTATATGAAAAATACATTTGCTCTTGAGAAAAATTTCTTAGAAAAATGGAGGCATCGATTATGATGCCTCCATTGTAATTACTTAGCGATTAAACTTAGTTCTCGTAGAACTCTCTCTGCTAAGGCTTTTGTAGTATTGTATTTTCTCATATGATCCATAACTTCTGAGTGGAAATAATCATAATTCTTATCAAGCCACTTTGGATCATTCTTTTCGAAAAAAGCAATCTTTGTCAATAATGCTTTTGGAAAATGCATCATGCTATATCTTGGAGAATTTACAATATCAGGAAAGAGTGGAATACATCCATTACCCATGATTTCATAATGTCTCAAACAATCCCATCCAGCTTTTGGCATTGTGAAAGCAAACTTTGAAAACATATAATCTTGATAGTATTCAACTTCGGTATTGAAAATATAAGTCTTTCTGTCTCTTGGATCACTGTGAGCAATTCTACGCTCTTTCTTATGACCATCATTTACCTTATTTGTTGGAAATGCAAAGCTAATAGGTAAGACATGCTGCATATATTCTTGCAAATGAACTTGCTTTTGATCAGGATAGAGTTCACGCTTGAAGTAAACTACTCCATCTTTGAGTCTTTCTTCCAGAAATACATTTGAATCTTCTCCGTCAACAAAAACAATTTTCTTCTTGTCATAGTTTTCAAGAACAAGCTGCAAATGATCTTGACTTCGCCAAATGCTTCCATAAATTACGTAATCAAAATACTTATTACGAATCTTCTTGGTAATGTCTTCACGATCTGCATTATCTGAAGTGATATTGCGGCAAACGGTAAAACCTTTGCCATATTCTGCAGCTACTTGATCGTCTGAGTAATCAGAGTAAAGATGAAATCTTTTATTGCAATCAACTACATCGTCACCAAAAAGCTCCTTAAGTCCAAGAAGCAAACAGTCATCTTGATAATCAGTCAGCCATGGGAATTGCTGTGATTTTTGGTTTCCAGAAATATAAAGAATCTTCATATAGATATTGTACACTCCGAAGCAAAATTAAGCTCTTACTTCCATTGTACATTTTACATCCACTTCATAATCAATGCAAATGTCAGCTAATTTATCAAGAATTCTAAGTTGACCTATTACTATCAAATTATCAGGAGATGGAGTGCTTACTGAAATCAATTCTTGAGCAGAATATATTTTCTTTTTAAAGGCCACTGGATTGTAAGTGCCTTCTTTTGTATTCATATTTAGAACAAATAACAATGGCAAAATATAATTATCTGAAACTTCTAATTTGTTTGTTCCATCTTGCAAATCACACATGAATAATTGAAAACTATAAGCTACTAAAGGTTTATCTTCTATTATATATTCTCTGCAAAACTCGTGATCATAGTTGAGAGTATATTTGAAACTATTATCTTTTAGAATATTTTCCCACTCAGATATAGTTCTTCGGTTATTCAGTTCTAAAATATCTTGCAATAAAACGAGCATAATTGAGCTGTAATTTGATGGTGGAATTACTTGCCCTTTCCATAAAACAGTTTCCGAACTAGGATGAGATTTGATGTGTGGCTCAAATACAAGAAGCTTATAACTCATAAAACTATTCTACATCTGGAATGACAATTTTTTCATAAGTTTCAAAAAATTCCTGAGCAGCTATTCTGTAAACTTCTTGATACGTTGGAGATGGAGAAACAATATAATCTCCAGTTTTAAGGGACATCAATCTTCCCCATTTAGCTACAAATTCTAAGTCAGATCCATAATATCTACAAGCTATTATTTTGCCTGTTGGAATATAAACTGCACCTTTATCATAATAATAAAAAAACTTATATCTAGTGAAAAGCATATAGCTTGGAACAATATATTGTTCTTGGCATTCAGTTTGCAAATTTTGAACTATAAAATCGCCTTCTTTTGCGTAATTTGTAGTTTCTAAACCATCTGCAGTCCAAGTCTCTATATATTCATTTAAATGGGCAGGATAAGCATAAATCAGACAAGTCTTATAATATTCTTGTCCATTGTCTCTTATTTCAGGGAAGAAATAAGAGTATGCCTCTTGTTGCGTCATTATAAATCACTTAATATTTCAGTGACATTATATAAACTGGTTTCTGCATCATTCAAATTGACATAAATTGCAGTTAGCTTTTCAACTTGATCTTCTGGCAAATTATTCGGATTTTCAGCTTTGTTAGTTGGCCTATATCTTTCATCATAAGTTGTTTCAACGCTACCAATAACTGTTCTTAAGTATTCTTTTGCTTTATCTAATTGATCATAAAACTCTCTAATACCCATGTCAGACAAACTAGTCAATGCTTCAGTGTATTTGTCTGTAGAAGGCTCACCGTAAGCAACTTCTGTGCCTCTTCTAATATCTAATTCACTTCTAGATACATCATTTGTTTTGAGCCATTGTAATTGTTCAGGACTTGGATTAGTGTAAATCGTGGCATTTACTGATCCATTTTGATAATTGATTCTCATAGCTCCAGTAAGTTCAGAAAGAAGATGTCTATCTGATCTATCTTTGAGTGCTTCTGGATTGACACCTAAACGAGAGAGTAAATATTTATCAAACCTTACGTGAGATCCTAAATTAGGAGTTACAGTTCCATTAGGTAAAACATAAAATGCTTCATATGGCGTTGAAAAATGAGAATGTGTTTCAGAAGATCCACGAACAAATGGGCTAGATTTATCAAACTCTGACATAATTTTTGCCACTTCTTCATTGATAGCAGCAACCATATTTTCTTCAGATCCATATTTACCAATCAACTTACTCTTGATTGCATTTTCATCATCTGTAGCTGGATCTACAAATGTTTTGGATTCTAGTTCTTGTTGGATAATTTTATCTGCTTCTTCTTTAGAAACAGCAATTTTAATTCTTGAGTACCACATACGAATAATATACTGGATAAAAGAAAAAAGACCCTGATTACTCAGGGTCTTTTTCATTAAAATCAAATTTCTGTTGACCAGTATTGATGTTATCTAAAGCTTTAGTACTATCAAATCCGTAAAGAAAAATATTTCTCAGGGAATTTAATTCTTTTATTGATAAGTCAAGTTTCAAGTAAGCAACAAGTGTGTTAAATCTTTCTTCTGACTCATCAGGTGTAGATATTGAATTGTGAAGAGTGAACATCCCACTATCCATTCCTAAACTGTAAGCTTCAGGCCCAAAACCAAACTTATCGTAAAGCAAGCCTCTATATGAGCCATTATCTTTAAAGTAGTTTTTAAAGATAACATTTGTAATATAGAAGAATAATAATAATTGATTATTCATTCCCAAAGAATCATAATATTCTTTGGCTTTTTGCTCATATTGTTCCAAAGCTTCTTCTTGAATTTTTAATAATTCTTTATGTTCATCTGAATTTGAATATTCAGTGTATGAATTATAAATTTTGCCGTTTACTTCAAATGATTTAGTCATTGGATTACCTGTGCTTTCTCGAATTGAATCTTCTTTGCGCTGTCTAATTTCTTCCCAAGTCATATTAATCTTTTACAGGACATACATGAATACACTGGGCTTCTTCTTCACGCAATGCAATATGACTTTCTCTGCAGTTCACAACCATCATATTTGAATGTTGTTTGTTGAGAATTTTAATCTCACAGCCAGGATTGAAACCTAATTCAGAAAGTCTTGATCTGACAGTTCCGCAAATTGATTCAATCTTATAAGTTTCACCAGCAGAACCATCAAATAATGTCATAGTCTTTCCTAGAAAAAGAGCCTTCCGAAGAAGGCTCATAAAATTTAGTTGGATGCCTTCTTTTTGGCAGTGAAATTGAGGTATTCAACTTGATCTGATGGCAAGAAAGACTTCATTGATCGGTTTTTTACTTCAAAGGAGTTGACTGTAAATTCTTGCTTTCCTCTAAATTCACCCATAAAACCATCAATAATTAGAAGAGATCCATCTTCTACGTCATACATCACGGTTTCAGCATGATGCCTATTATTGAATTTAACTTGAAATTCTTTATTTGAGCCCAATTCTTTGACTTGAGCAATAGCCATGCTTTCAGTCGCAAACCTTTTTCTTTGAATGAAAACGGTATGTGTTCGATAACTACGAGTACGATCCATATCTAACTTTCTCCTAAGTACATACTATCAAACCAACGGAAAAAACGCAAGCTTTACCACCACAATTCAAACCATAATTTTGAAAGATATTCTACTGCTTGTTTAACATCATCAGTAAGTTGCTTTCTTTCAGCATCATCAACTGATTCATAATATCTATTAGTAGCATAATAGTTTTCAAAAGCGCTTATTATGAATTTTAGTTTCTCATTATAAGATTCAACTGTTTCACCAACAGGAATACCATTATTTATTTCGATAAATTTCTTCAATCTAGGAATTATAAATAATGCAATGGTTCGATCCATATGCCAAGTTTCAGTATCATCAAACCCTTGCTCAAATCTCTGTTGCTTGTACTTTTCACGAGTAGCAAGATCTTTACTATAAACTTCATCAGCGACACTAAAATTTATATTACTTAGTGCCTCTGGCTTTATAGATAATTGCAAGTAATCTTTTGATTTCTTCTGGGTCGATTTTGATTTGCTTTCGCTCATTGTCGTCACTCATTACTATTTAAAATCTTGGAAGTAAGGACAGGTTTGGAAACCAGACCCGTCCCTTACCCAGCCATTACCTTTGCATTTTTCCTTGCCTTTACCTAAACACTCACAAACTCCAATTGGTTTTCCATTACGAATAATAATGTTATCAATTTTTGCTTGTTCTTCAGGTGCAAGATCTAAAAACTCTGCAATAGTACCAACTCTAAATCCAGATTGTTCTAAACGATCTTTCTTGTCATCAGTCATCAATATCTTCTTCTTCGTCCTCATCTTCATCTGCCATCAAAACAGCAGATAAATCTTCAGGAACGACATCTACAGTATAGCCCTTTTCATCAATTGCTTCTACATCAAATGAGTCTAATTGATCAAGCCAATCCCTGTAATCATCATAGTCAGCATCAAATTCATCTTGCAAGGTAGTGAAATCGAGCTCATATTTCTTACCATAGAACTTCATTGCTTTATCAAAAATTCCACAATCAGAATCAATCTCAAGATAAGCATAACCATCTTCATTAAGCGGTTCTTTGCCATTGCCTAAATAAGAATATTCTGAAATTGCATCAAAAATATTCAAACTATCAAGTAAATCTAAACTTACTTTCCAGTAGTCGTGTCGATAACAGTCAATTGCTTGAACAATAATTTTTTCCATAATTATTTATCTTCCTTTTTGGCCATTTTGATGAGCTTGCTTATAATCTTAACTAGCAAGGCTATAATCACTCCAGGTATTGCAACTAAAATAACTAAAATTAAAGGTCCGAAAGGAATCAAAAGCATAGCAGCTGTGTTAAGAAAATCTTCCATATTAATCGTCACTAGATATTTTCTGTGGCTCTATTGTTACATGATAAGCCACTTTCTCTTCTTCAAAACAATATCTTAAT